ATTTAGAAATATATCACGATGGAACTAATAGTTATATAGCTGAAACAGGTACAGGCGGTTTAAGAATTAATTCTAATCAATTTAGGGTTAGTAATAATACTGGCAATGAAGTAATGATACTTGCTAATGAAAACGGTGAAGTATCATTATATCACAATAATGTTAAAAAATTAGACACTAGAACAACAGGTATTAGAATTACAGGTATATCAGAATATGCAGATAACGCAGCAGCTATTGCAGGAGGATTAACAACAGGAGATGTTTATAGAACAGGAGATTTATTAAAAATAGTACACTAAAAAATGGCAGTAAAATTTTCACAATTCGTAGTTGAAACAGATAAGGCTAACGTAAACTATTTAGTAGGTTGGGACGGAACAGAAAACGTACAGATAACTCCTGCGAATTTATTAGGTAGCCACCCTTCAGGATCTGGAGCCGCAGGTCAAGTAGCATTTTTTGATTCTGCCTCTTCAATAACAGGTGATAATGATTTTTACTGGGATAATGTAAATAAACGATTAGGTATTGGAACTACTAGTCCTGCTTACAAACTAGATGTAGTAAAAGATGCTGGTAATGCTATAATAAACTTAGAAAGAACTGGAACTAATTCTGGTAAAACCTTGTTTAGTGTTGAGAATCAAGGAAGACTACGAGTTATTTCTGAAGATAGTATTAGATTCCTTACTCCTGGCGGTGAGCGAATACGTATAGAAGCTGGTGGTAATGTAGGTATTGGTACTACTAGTCCATCTGCTAAATTAGAAGTAGACGGAACTTTTATTGCAACCGGCATATCACAACTTGGATCAGGCGGATCCAATGTATATTTAACATCTTCTAGCGCAGGTAATGTGGGTATTGGTACTAGTAGTCCTAGTCAAAAATTGCATGTTTTCGGCACAACAAGAATTTCAGGCACTAATAATCTTGATATATTTTCTGATAATACAGCCGCTACCTTTAATTTAGCTTCTAATGCAAGAGGATTTTTATTTAAAAATTTAAACGGTGACTTAGTTACAATAAACTCATCAGGTAACGTAGGTATTGGAACCACTAGTCCTAGTGTAGATTTAGAAATTGGTACAAGCGGTAGTGCAGATACTGAATTTTTAATGCAAAGTGATCAAGCTGGTAAATACTTTAAAGTGTCATCAAGTGGTAATTTTACTGAATTAAAATCAGTAGGTGATCAAAATTTATTTTTAAATTCTGCTGGAGCCGGAGGTTATGTTAGTTTTTTAGCTGGTAATTCAGAGCGAATGCGAATAAATTATGATGGCAACGTAGGTATTGGTGCTACTAGTCCTACAAAAAAATTAGATGTAAGAGGTGATGTGATTATAGCAGCAGATACACCTGTAAGTCCTATCGGAGTTACTGGACTTGAAGTTTATAATAACGCTGGTCAAGCACAATTAATGATACATCAAGACGATGGAAACCAGGAGTCTGTTTTACACATGAGATGCGGCGGTAACGATACAAAAATTAAAACTGGGCCTAACACATGGGCATTAAAAATAGATACGGAGAATGTAACAGACGCTATTGCTTTAATGTCGACAAGTGGTAACTTAGGTATAGGAACTACTAGTCCTAGTGAAAAACTTGATGTAGTAGGTAATATAAATTTAGATGGGACTAGTACTAGAGTGTTTTTTGGAGGAAATAATACATTTGTAGGAGAAAACTCTAATTCAAATGAACTTATATTAAGAGGAGGTGGTAGCACTACTGCTGAATCAGTATATATAGATACTAGTGGTAACGTAGGTGCTGGAACTAGTAGTCCAAATGCTAAATTAAATGTCATAAGTGCAGATGAAACAGTTGCTAGATTTGAAAGAAACAGCGGTTCTGGTTTTGCTGCTATAGATATTAAAGATTCAGTAGGAACAACTGGTAATTCAGCTATTAGATTTTCTGATACTACAGCAACTTCGGGTGAAATTAATTATGAACACGCTGATGATAGTTTAAGAATAAGCACTAGCTCTAGTGAAAAAATGCGTATTACAAGTAGTGGTAACGTAGGTATTGGAGTAACTAGTCCTGCATCTAAATTAGAAGTTGATGGGGGTGATATTGAGGTAGATGATTCAGCAAGCGGTTTAATATTAAGGTCACCTGACGGAACAAGATATAGAGTAACAGTGGCAAATGGAGGTACATTATCAGTATCTGCAGTATAGTAAAAACACAATAATAAAAGTAAAAAATATAAAGTATCTTTGTATCTATGAAATATACAACAACAACTACTTGGCATCCAGACTTAATAGTCGAATATAAGTATGTAGAAACTAAGTAAAATGGCACAAAAAATTAGCGAAGACACAAATGTAACATTAGACCTTAAAACAATAGGTATAATTATTGGCGGTGTCATAGCTATAGCCACAACTTATTTTACCATCTCAAGCAGTGTAGCTGCTAACACAGAAGATATAAACGCCTTAAAAAATAACAGCGTAAACCCTGTAGAATTTCAATACAAAGACGAGTTGGTGCGCTCGAGCATTCTTCGTATAGAGGAAAAAACAGATGTGCTCAATGAAGATGTGCAGGAGGTAAAAGATCAACTTCAAAAAATTGACGAAAGGCTTTACCAAATTAGTAAACAAAGATGAGATGTGCGATAATTGCTTTTTTCCTGACATGTGTCAGTTTTGCTCAAACTGATATTGAAATAATACAGTTTAGCGCTTCATTCGTTAAAGACAAAGAAATATCTTTAAAGGGCTTTAGATACGACAATAAAACTATGTACATGTCTCAAAATTCAGACATGTTTTCTGAGCACAACATTAAGTATATTCCCACAATAATATTATTCTACAATGATGAAGAGTTTTTCAGAATTGAATCAGGTATATCTTTGACTCTTCCAGATGACAGTAAAGATCAATTAGAAGAAAAAATAGATGAAATTATATCAAGCAAGTTCTAATGAAGTATCTAATATGGTTATGGGTTGGGCTCTCTTTTGGGCAAATAGCAGAAGATAAAATATTACATTTTGCCGCGGGAGGTATGAGTGGTTCTACTGGATACCTAATTGGAGATTACTATTTGGATAAGCCTGAGTTAATTGGAATAGGACTGGCTTTCGCAAGCGGAGTATTCAAAGAAACTTACGATTATTCAAGGGGTGGTAATTTTGATACAAAAGATTTATTAGCTACCACAATTGGTGGCGCTGTAGTAGTGAAAATTATTAGTTTAACAAAAAAAAGCAAAAATGAAAAAATTAATGACAATCTTATTAGGGGTATGCGTAAGCTTGAGCGTCAACGCAAAAGAAAAAGATAATTTATTTAAAAAAATATATAAAGAACTTTTTAAATATAGCACGGTATATGTGGCTGGTAATGTTGACAATCCAAAAGAAAACCCAAAAGATTATTTTGTAAGAACAAATCCGGATGGCAACTTATATGCGCCACCGGTTGTTGTCGATGGAACAGATTATTATGACTTTGATTATAGGTATGGGGTGGGTATTAGAAAGCTAGCTCGATTCGATTATGAAATAAAAGGCAAACACTACTATGATGGAACGGAAAACAACATTGGGCTTTCGGCTCCAAACTCACCTGTCAAAGGATTAGAATATACTTTTCATTACGAAAAAGAAAGATCAAGAGATGAGATATTTACTAACCACAGATACTTTTTAAAACATAGCGGAAAGTATCATGTAGTAAAAGTAGAGAGCAGAAAGCAGGGTAAGGTGGATTTTAATTATAAATCTGCAGAGGTAAGAGCTAAATTGCCAATTGGTAAAAAATTTAGTTTATCTGCCGGAGCCATTTACCGCACACATGACCGCCCTTACGGCTATAACCCGGTAGAAATTTGGCTTAACGAAACCAATGAACAAGGCTGGCCTATAAACCCATGGTACACATTAGGCTTTCAATATGGGTATGATGATGTATATTATACGCAAGAAGACGAATTTGGAAACCAAATAAGTGACTGGTACTGGATAAATCCTGAAGGTGAAATAGTAGCACACACGGATTTAGAGTTTAGAGATACCGTTTTTGCTGACTTGATGAACAGATATAATCACGAAATATGGGATGAGCTAGATGCGTTTGGGGTTGTGAGCCCAATAGTAGGGTTCGACTTTTATCACTATAAACGAAATTTTTGGCTTCATGCCTACGGATCTTATTTATTACCTCATCATAAATATGTTCAAGGAGATGTTGATTTTAGTTATTTAAATAGAAACAATTGGGGGTTAGGAGGATTAAGACAGGATTCTGAATTGCAACAATGGGAGGATTGGCAGGCAGGAATATCATTTGGTTGGAAGCTTTCTAAAAGTGTCGGCGTGTTTGTTGAAGGTGAATATACAAGATTTTGGGATTCTGAAATATATCAATCATCGGTTGGTTTGAATTTTAGGATGTAGCAATTAAATTACAGATTTATTTTTTCCGTAACTTTGTAGTATGAATAGAATCAGTGAACATATAACATACGCAGAAGCCATACATTCCAATACAGCTAAAAGAAAAAAGATTGATAATACACCAAATCCCACTCAAATAGCCGCTATGGCTACTACAGCAGAAATGGTGTTTGAGCCTTTAAGATCTTGGGTTGGAGGCCCCATAAAAGTAAATTCTTTTTTTAGGTCGCCATCTTTGAATGAAGCTATTGGCGGAGTAAGTTCCAGCCAACATTGTAAAGGTCAAGCAATGGATTTGGATGATGTGTATGGGTATAAGTCTAATGCAGAAATGTTTATGTACATACGAGAAAATTTAGATTTTGATCAATTGATATGGGAGTTTGGAACAGACATGAATCCCAACTGGATTCACGTTTCATATGTATCCAAAGACGAAAACAGAAATAGATGTTTGAAGGCGTATAAGGAGGACGGTAAAACAAAGTATAAAGTAATATGAGTTCAAAAAAACCTTTTAAAGACACAACAGTTGGGCAGCTTTTATTTGGCGCTGCATCCGTAATAAATCCTACATTAGGAAATATATTGCAGGGTGTTACAAGTCCACAAGAAGCAATTGCTGAAATAACTAAATCAGATGCTCCGGCTGACGATAAAATAAAACTACAGCAATTAATATATGAGCAACAAAATAAAGAGCTAGAAGCAATAACTTCAAGGTGGAAAGCAGATTCGATGTCTGATTCATGGATGTCAAAAAATGTGCGTCCGCTAGTGCTAATATGGTGTATAGTAGTTTTTTCATTTGCTGGTATATTAGATAGCGTAGAAACTATACCGTTCACAATACATGATAATTGGAATTCAACATTTGAAAATGTAATGATGGCCGTGGTTTTAGCTTATTTCGGGGGAAGATCGAGCGAAAAGGCAATGAGTATATTTAAAAAATAATGGCAAGAAAAATAATAAATCCAATAGAATACAGAAAAGCTAGAAAAAAAAGACCTGGCATACACGCTAAGACTAAAACTAGTAAATTAAAAAGTAGTAAATTGTACAAAAAATTATATACAGGACAAGGATAATGGCAAAAAAAGGAAGAACAAAAGGAAACAAAATATGTCCAGCTGGAATAGCTTGGGCAAAAAGAACTTTCGATAGATACCCTTCAGCATATGCAAATATGGCTGCAAGCAAATATTGTAAAGATCCAAACTATGCAAAAAAAGCAAAAAGAAAATGAACACAAAACAATTAAAAGCTGTGGTTTCGCAGCTAAAAAAGGCGTCTAAAATGCATTCTCAACAAGCTGCAAAGATTGAAAGAATGATTAAAAAAATGCCAAAAAAGTAAATATTAATAATTAAAAATTAGAAATCATGGAAATGAGAAAACCGATGCTTAATGCAGTTCAAAAAGTAAAAATGGCAATGGGTAAAAAAATGCCTAAATTGTCTATGGAATATCCAAAATTAAATGAAGGATTTGATAAGCTTCCACCAGAAGTTCAAAAGAAAATTATGAAGGGTAAAAAACCTAAAATGGCAATGGCTAAGAAGAAAGCTAAAATGGCAATGGCTAAGAAAAAACCTAAATTGATGGGCCCGGGACTCGGACAAAAAAAGGGTAAGCGCAAGAACCCTAAAATGGCAATGAGAAAGAAAAAATAATGGCTTTCAATTTAAAAAACATTTATGAGGTTTTTGGGCACAACAAACAATACTCCAATGGAGACAGGATTGTTGTGGAAAAAAAAATGGCTAAAAATGTTTTGGGACAAATAAATCCTAACGGCGTTATTGAAATCAATAAAGACGCAACGCCAGCAAATAAACGTAGAGCTGTAAAGCACGAGCAAGTACACCTTGACCAAATTAGGTTAGGGTTGTTGCATTTTGATCATAATAATTATTATTATAGAGAAAGCATTACGTCGCCGATACAGCGTATACCAAGTAGTAAAATTAACACCTATGACAGAACTTTGCCATGGGAAATACAAGCGCATAATGGGAGAATTAAAAAAATGGGTTAAACAAAAATGGGTTCGTATCGGCACCGATGGTAAAATCAAAGGGCCTTGTGGTACGTCTAAAAACAAAAAGAATCCGGATAGATGTTTGCCATTAGCGAAAGCGAGAAGATTAAGTAAAAAACAGTTAGCAGCTACAGCTAAGAAAAAAAAGAGACAAGGCAGAGGTCGTCAATTTGTTTCTAACACTAGAGCTGCAAAAGTAAGAAACGCATAATATGGCTAGTAAAAAAAACATGCCTTGCAATAAAGTAAGGCCGTCTACAAGACCAGGTAAAAAGAAAATGGTAAAAGCTTGTGAGGGCGGTAGAGAAAAGCTAATTCACTTTGGAGCCAAAGGTTATGGACATAATTATTCTGCAGCAGCTAGAAAAAGTTTTAGAGCCAGACATAAGTGTGGAACAGCAAAATCAAAATTAACAGCTAGATACTGGGCGTGTAAAAAATTATGGGCCGGAAAAGGTGGTAGCACCAAGTCAAGCCCTAAAAGTAGACAAGGAAAATATTAGTATATTTGTAAAATATTATAAACATTAAAAAAATAAATCATGGCAATAATTCCAATTGGACAAAAATTTCACACATTATCATCTACAGTGGAGACAACTGACAGAGGATCAGCAGAGTTTCAATCTCAAAGAGAGATTTATACAATGCAAGACATTATTAATACCGTGTCTGCCACCGGCGGATCAATTGATGGCTCGGGCGCACAGTATGCACTACCGGTTTTTACAGACACTAATACTATAACTAATCTTGCGATAGGTACTGCAGGACAAGTATTAACTTCAAACGGAGCAGGATCAAACCCTTCGTTTCAAGCAGCACCACCACCAACTTTAACAAAAAATTTCTTTGCAGATGTTTTTAGTGTAGCAGGCCCTAATATGCCTATCTTTGCTTTAGACAACGGTAGCTTTAAAGGTTATGATATTCCAACCTATAATAATACTACATATGTATCAGCAAATACATTAGATCAAGGATTTAATCAGTTAACTAGTCTTGTAGAACCTACAATTTGGTCTAATTTCCCAAGTCCATTTGTTTTTGTTGCTGGATCACACTCTGGTACTGTAACCGAACAACCATATACATATTATCCTACATATTTTAACCCATTTTATAACAGTGATGGTCAATGGTCAGGTCAATCATGGTTTGGCAAAGTTATTCTTGCAACACCAACATACACATACAATACTTATATGACACCAAGAGGTTGGACTCCAACTCTTGCTAATACATTTGCAACTGATACTAGACTTCATGGTGTAGTTTATTGTGCCAATGGAGTTGTTACGTTCTTTGATAAAAGAGCTGTAGAATTCGATGGAACTAGCTTATCTGACGGTAGTGAATGGTGGTGCAATACTAGACAAGTTCACGTAGATGCTGGTGGTGGTCAAAACTACATAGAAGTAGTTTCGTTTTTTGGAGGAAACACAGCAGATGTAACATTAATAAATTAAAAAAGTAAAAACATGGCATTAATTCCAGTTGGACAAAAATTTCACACGTTAACTTCATCAACGGTTACGTCAGATTTAGGATCAAGAAGAGCGAATAGCGGTAGAGAAATCTACACAATGCAAGACATTATAGACACGGTAGGAGATGACGGGCTAAGTAAAATCTGGATTATGATTCCAGACGGCACTACTTTTTTATCTCCAGTGCCCACTACAAATATTATAAGGCTTGCGAACGAAACTACCGTAAATGAATCTGCTATTAAAATTGGAGAAACGGTAGATTTCAAGGCTAGTCCATCCGGAACATCGAATATAAATCAAATTAGATATTCTGAATTACAATTTTCTGGAGTTGCTTCAAGTGGATTTCATCAATTGGTTAACTCTGAATTTAGAATTGATGTTGACAACGGCGGCGGCGGCGACATATTTACCGTAAGTCCATTAGTTTCTAGAGCTAGACTGAGAGGAAGTGCCAACAAAGCAGTAACAACCATCTATGGAGCATACGCAGGCGCCGAAGTAGAAGACAGTGGAACAACCACTGTAGGCTTTCTTATAGGAGACACCAGTCACATTGAAGTGTCCAACGCAAATGCAACTGTAAATTTTGCGTATGGTCAATTTATTGATTGGAAGCTTAACGCAGCAGGGGCGACAGTAACCGATGCGAGAAGTATATTTATTGATAGCGATGCAAGCGATGTTTCTACAATAACAACATATACAGGTATTCATCACGATGTAGGGCCAAACGGTGCTGCCACAAAATACTTCATTAACAACTTAATGAACGCCCCAATCAAAACGGCAGGTGGTATGACATTTAGTAACGGTTTACCCTCGTACGCAGATGACGCGGCAGCTGGAGCGGCGGGCTTAACAGCAGGTCAGCTTTTTCAAACAAATGGGGCGGATCCCTCTCTTCCTGTTGCAGGTGTAGTAATGATAAAACAATAATTTGTAAACACAAAAAAATATGTATAAATTTGACAAACCAGATGTACCCCCAGCGGCATCAAATCCGCCAGGGTTCCAAGATTAATAATAATTAAATAAAATAAAATGAGTGAACAAGTAAGAAAAGTAAGCGAAGAACATTTAAGTAAACTTCAAGAATTAAACCAAAATTTTGCCAATCTTCATAAGCAAGTTGGAGATTTAGAGGTGAGAAAATATCAAGTGCTAGGCGCCATAGATACTCTTAGATCTGAATTTAAATCTTTTGAAGCTGAGTTAATTAAAGAATACGGTGATAACGTAGTTATTAATTTGGAGAGCGGCGAAATAAAAGACAAACCAGAAGATGGCGAAGATAAGTAATTTAATAGCCTACCCTACAGTTGCGGCGCAACTAGGAGATTATGTAATAGGCACAGATATATCCAACAGCAACGAGACTGTAAACTTTACGTTACAGTCTATTGCTGACATAATTCCAGCGGACACTCTTGCAGAGGTGTTAGCAGCGGGAAACACTGCTACCAACAACATAAACTTAACAGGCAATATTAATTTAACAGGAAACTTATCGGTTTCCGGAACCATTGCTGACAGCAGTGGCGATGTAGGTACATCAGGACAGGTTTTATCTTCAACAGGCACTGGAACAAATTGGGTAGACAACGTAGATGGATCCGGTACTTTAAACACTTTAGCTAAGTGGACTCCTGATGGCAACACTTTAGGAGATAGCTCTATAACCGACGACGGTACAAGTGTTATCGTTGCAAACGATATATATTTGCAAGGTAGCACAATTCATATTGGTAATGCAGTAACTGATTCAGCTATTGTAAACGGAACTATGACCTTTTTACAAAATGCCAGATTTAACTCTACGGTTCAAGATTCTGGCGGAAACGCTGGAGGAAGCGGTCAAATTTTATCTTCCACCGCTACAGGTGTAACCTGGGTAGACCAACTACCCTCGGGGTTAAATTTTCAAGGATCATGGAATGCTGCAACTAACACACCTCCTCTTGCATCAGGTGTAGGGGTTCAGGGATATTACTACATTGTTGGGACACCTGGAACTACAAATTTAGATGGATTTAATAGCTGGCAAACGGGTGATTGGGTTATATTTAACGGAACCGTATGGCAAGAAATTGATAATCAAAATATATTTTCTGGTTCTGGCACTACAAATACAATGACTAAATGGACTGGCACACAGTCTTTAGGGAACTCTAATGTCACAGATAATGGCACGATTATAGACCTTGGGAATAGCGCGGCTACAGATGTAAATTTTACAAATACCGGAAATTGCAATGTGTCCGCTAGTGTAAGCACATTTAGATTTAACAATTCTGATGTAAGTTTTTCAGCGGGAGTACAGCTTGTAGATGCTACTAACAATCCTGGTACACTAGGAAAAGTTTTATCATCAACAGGCACACAAGTTGAATGGATTGACACGGTTGACGGTAGCGGAATAACTAATAAAATTCCTAAGTGGGCAGATTCAAACACACTAACTGATAGCTCTTTATCTGATAATGCGGGAGCAGTTGCTCTTTCAGGAACAAGTTTTACTTCCACTACTAATGCGAATCAAACATTTACTTCTATTACCGGTGCAATAACGCTTTCTTCTTCTTCTGATTTAAACATTGATAGCGCAACAGTATTACATTTGAATCAATCAAACCCGACTATCTCAATAAAAAACTGGGGGCCAGCTGTATTTGAAGAAAGTGCTTACTTCAAAAAAACAATATTAGACTCAACTGCAGCAGTGGGTACAGCAGGACAAATATTATCTTCAACAGGAACAGGTGTTCAGTGGATTAATAATTCATCGGCTTTACCGCTAGCAGATGGAACCAGAGTAGTTCAAGGCACTGTCACGTCAGCACAAATATTAAATATGTTTACTTCTCCAGTGGTTTTAATTTCTGATCCTGGAGGCAGTAAAATAATTGTAGTAGATTCGGTAGTAGTAAAATATAATTTTGTAACCTCTGATTATTCAAATTTAGGATTTCCTAGTATTAAATACCGTGTAGTATCTAGCGGGATTTTAGGAAGCAGTGTAACAAATACACTGCCAATGTCAGGATCTCAAGATAATTGGACAGTATTTACTGATACTAATACATCAACACAACCAGGTTCAGAAATAGTTGTTAGTACCGCACCACAAAACCCAACAGGAGGAGACAGTACATTGTTTTATAATATTAAATACAGAATTTTAAATTCTGCTGATTTAACAGTAGACTTAACATAGGGATAGTTAAATAAAATTTAATTTATTATGGACATTAGAAAAATCTCCATAGGCGCTGACTATAAGTCAAGCTCTATGCATTACTTAGTAGGCCAGCCTATATTAAACGGAAGCTACACAATACATTTAATCCAACAAGACTTATCGAATAATTCAATAAAAATTTGGATTGAAAAAAATAATGAAGTATTATTATGGAAGGAATTTAATTCCAATATGCCAATAGCTATTGAATATAATATAAACTTTTAATGAAATCTCCACACTATTTTATTGTAAAACCTGTTAAGGGTAGAAGATATGATAATATAAAAAACATAGGAGGTATTGATTTTTACACAAGCGTTTCTCAAGAAGACCATACTGCATCTAACAGATTTGCAGAGGTAGTCAGTTGTCCTTTGAATTATACTGGTGAAATACAAGCTGGAAATATATTGCTGGTACATCACAACGTTTTTAAAATATATTACGACATGAAAGGTCGTGAAAAAAGTGGCAGAAGTTTTTTTAAAGACGATTTATTTTTTATTGATTACGATCAATTTTATATGTACTACCAAAACAATAAATGGCAAACACATTCTAAGTATTGCTTTATAAAGCCAGTGCCAGTAAGGGAGTCAATTATTATGAAGCCTGTTGAAGAAGAACCTCTTGTTGGTATAATAAAATACACTAATTCAAAGCTAACCGAACTAGGTGTAAAAGAAAATGATGAGGTGGTTTTTGAACCTGAATGTGAATATCCTTTTTATATAAATGGAGAAAAGCTTTACAGAATGTTTTGGAACAACATAACAATGGTACTATGAAATCATCAAAAGATTTGAAAATAGAAATAATTAGCGCAGGTAGAGAAGCTGTAGCACAATTAATAAAAGTTGCAAAGGAAGATATTATTAAGTATGATAAAGATGATGAGTTAGCTGCAGATAGATTAAAAAATGCAGCAGCTACAAAAAAGCTAGCTATCTTTGATGCATTTGAAATACTTACGAGAATAGAATTAGAAAAAGATTTGTTAAACGGAGTTGAAAAAGTAGAAGAAAAATCAAGACAAGGATTTGCAGAAAGACGATCAAAATAAATTATATACTGTTGTAAAAAACCACGTGTCAAAACAATCTATGCTGAAAATGAATCAGCATAAATCTTGGCAATATGGTTACAATCCCAACCATGATTTAGTGGTAATAAGTAAAGACGGAACAGTGGGGGAAATATACAATATCAATGGCCTGCTCATAGGGTTGCCGAAAAAACCTCAAACAATACACAAAAATTCAAAAAAAACAACAGATCAATATTGGGTAGCTTCGGAATATCCAAAGGCTTTGTCAAGAATTAGTTCCATATTTCAATGGCATGAAATGACTACTGAATTTAAAAATGAATGGATTGACTATATTGAAACAGAATTTGATAGAAGAGAAGAGGGTTATTGGTTCTACAACAACGGATCTCCTACCTATATTACCGGCACTCACTATATGTATCTACAGTGGACAAAAATAGATGTTGGTAAGCCTGAGTTCAGAGAAGCAAATAGAATATTTTATATTTTTTGGGAAGCATGCAAAGCTGACAAAAGAAGTTTCGGTATGTGTTATTTAAAAATAAGACGTTCAGGTTTTTCGTTTATGGGTTCTTGCGAAGCAGTTAATACTGCTACAATCAGCAAGGATGCAAGAATAGGCATACTTTCTAAAACAGGATCCGATGCTAAAAAAATGTTTACTGATAAAGTTGTGCCAATATCAAATAACTATCCTTTCTTTTTTAAACCCATACAAGACGGTATGGATAGGCCAAAAACAGAGTTAGCTTATAGAGTACCTGCTTCTAAGATTACAAAAAAAAATATGTTTGAAACTGAAGAGGAAGAGCTAGAGGGATTAGACACCACTATAGACTGGAAGAATACCGCTGACAATAGCTATGATGGTGAAAAATTAAAATTATTAATACATGATGAATCTGGTAAATGGTTGAAACCTGACAATATAATTAACAACTGGAATGTAACGAAAACATGTTTGAGGTTAGGTAGTAAGATTATTGGAAAATGTATGATGGGTTCTACATCAAATGCATTAGATAAGGGTGGTGAAAATTTCAAAAAATTATTTTATGATTCTGATGTAAAAAACAGAAATCAAAACGGTCAAACAAAAAGTGGATTGTATAATTTGTTTATTCCTATGGAGTGGAATTTTGAAGGGTACATAGACAAGTATGGAATGCCTGTATTCAAAACACCAACAAAAGCAGTAGAGGGATCTGATGGTGAGTTTATATATCAAGGCGCTATTAATTACTGGGAAAACGAAGTAGAGTCTTTGAAGAAAGATGCAGATGTTTTAAATGAATTTTACAGACAATTTCCTAGAACTGATTCGCATGCATTTAGAGATGAAAGCAAGCAGTCACTATTTAATTTAACTAAAATTTACCAGCAAATAGATTATAATGATTCTTTAATTAAAGAGCATTATTTAACTAGAGGTAGATTTAGTTGGAAGGACGGAATTAAGGATTCAAAAGTAATATGGTCTCCAGACACTAGAGGCAGGTTTTTAGTTTCGTGGATACCTGAAAAAAATCTACAAAATTGCAGACTAAATCAAAACGGAAAGTATGCACCAGGCAACGAGCATTTAGGTAGTTTTGGGTGTGACTCGTATGATATATCCGGAACAGTAGGAGGTGGAGGATCAAATGGTGCACTGCACGGATTAACTAAATTTAACATGGACAATGCGCCTAGTAATGAATTTTTTTTAGAATACGTAGCAAGACCGCAAACTGCAGAATTATTTTTTGAAGATGTATTAATGGCTTGTGTTTTTTACGGAATGCCTATATTAGTAGAAAATAATAAACCTAGATTATTGTATCATTTTAAAAATAGAGGGTACAGAAAATATTGCATGAATCGACCAGACAAGGTATACAACAAACTTTCTAAATCAGAAAGAGAAATAGGCGGTATACCTAATTCTTCAGAAGAAGTAAAACAAGCCCATGCAAGCGCTATTGAAAGCTACATTGAAAAGTATGTAGGTATGGACATGGAAGGGACATTTAGAGATAAATTAGACATGGGCACTATGTATTTTAACAGGACATTAGAGGACTGGGCTCGATTCAATATTAACAATAGAACTAAGTTTGATGCAACTATAAGTTCCGGTTTAGCTATTATGGCTAATCAAAAGCACTTATATACACCGCAAAAAAAAGAGTCAAAAATAAAGATTAACTTTGCAAGATATAATAATAAGGGATTATATAGCGAAATACGTACTTAATGGTAGATGTAAAAATTGATATAAACCCAGTGGGGTTTCCGGATTTATTTGTTTCTGATAGTGAAAAAGATACAGTAGAGTACGGACTACAAATCGGTCAAGCAATTCAATACGAATGGTTTCGTAAAGATAGTAGCACGTGTAGGTTTTATTCTCAGTGGAGAGATTACCACAGATTAAGACTGTATGCAAGAGGAGAGCAGTCAGTTCAAAAATATAAAAATGAATTAGCAATAGACGGTGATTTGAGTTATTTAAACTTAGATTGGACGCCTGTGCCTATCATTCCAAAATTTGTAGACATTGTCGTTAATGGCATGTCAGATAGATTATTTAAAGTTCAAGCATACGCACAAGATGCTTTGTCTGCAGAAAATAGATCTTCATTTCAGGACATGATAGAGGCGGACATGGTTGCCAAACCTATTCTTACTCAAATTCAAAAAGGCTTTGGTGTAAATCCTTTTGCTACAGATCCAGATGAGCTTCCCAATAATGATGAAGAGCTTGCTCTTTACATGCAGTTAAATTACAAACCTGGTATTGAGATAGCGGAAGAAGAAGCTATCAATACTTTGTTTGAAGAAAATCATTACTCTCATATTAGAAAAAGAGTAGACTATGATATTACTGTATTAGGCATTGGTATTACTAAACAATATTTTTTGCCAGGTGAGGGTGTTAAAATAGATTATGTTGATCCTGCAAACGTGGTTTATAGCTACACAGAGGATCCATATTTTAAAGATTGTTTTTATTGGGGTGAAATAAAAACTGTTCCAATGACAGAGTTACCCAAAATAGATCCTACATTAACTAATGAAGATTTAGAAGAAATAGCTAAGTATAGTCAAGCTTGGTATGATTATTATAATGTGGCTCAGTTTTATGAAAACAGTATGTTTTATAGAGACACTGCAACATTATTATATTTCAACTACAAAACCACAAACTCAATTGTATATAAGAAAAAGAAATTAGATGGAGGAGGCGCAAGGGTAATTGAAAAAGACGATCAATTTAACCCACCGGAAGAAATGATGGAGGAAGGAAACTTTGAAAAAGTTGAAAAGAAAATAGACGTGTGGTATGAAGGTGTTATGGTGATGGGTACAAACATAATGCTTCAGTGGAAGAAAATGGAAAATATGGTTAGACCTCAGTCTGCCTCTCAGCATGCTATGCCTAACTATATTGCTTGTGCCCCTAGAATGTACAAGGGTGTAATTGAATCGTTAGTTAGAAGAATGATTACGTTTGCTGATTTAATACAAATGACGCATTTAAAATTGCAGCAGGTAATTGCAAGAACAGTGCCGGATGGTGTGTTTATAGACGCGGACGGATTAAATGAAGTTGATTTAGGTACCGGAAACGCATACAATCCTGAAGATGCATTGAGGTTATATTTTCAAACCGGTAGTGTTGTAGGTAGAAGTTATACGCAAGATGGTGAATTTAATAATGCTAGGGTTCCAATTCAACAACTAACATCAAGCAGCGGTCAAGGTAAAATTAATAGCTTGGTGGGAACCTACAATCATTATATGGATATGCTAAGAAGCGTAACAGGATTAAACGAAGCTAGAGACGGAACTAAACCGGATCCGTATGCATTAGTTGGTGTGCAAAAATTAGCAGCTCTTAATTCAAATACAGCTACCAGGCATATTCTTCAAGGAAGCTTATATATAACTCAAACATTAGCAGAAGCTTTATCTATTAGAATAGCAGATATTTTAGAGTATGCAGATTTCAAGGAAGAATTTAAAATGCAGATTGGAAAATACAACGTAGGAATTCTTGAAGAAATAAATGATTTGTATATGTATGACTTTGGCATTTTTATAGAGGTGGCTCCAGATGAAGAAGAAAAAGCACAGCTTGAACAAAATATACAAATGGCTTTATCTAAAAATGATATTAATTTAGAAGACGCGATAGACATAAGAGAATTAAAAAATATTAAACTAGCCAATCAGTTACTAAAAGTTAAAAGACAAAAGAAGCAAGAAAAAGATCAGCAGTTTGCAATGACACAAAAACAAATGGATGCTCAAACAAAAATGCAGGTGCAACAAATGCAAGCGGAACAAGAGATGAAAAAAATACAAATGGAAGCTCAAGTTCAAATGCAAGCAAAACAAGCTGAAGTGGCTTTTGATATTGAAAGGCTTAAAAACGAAGCCATGTTAAAACGAGAATTAATGCAAGTAGAGTTTGATTTTAATATGCAGCTCAAAGGTCGGGAAGAGCAGGCTATCGACAGAAGAGAGAAAGAAAGAGAGAAGGCAAAAAACAAACGTATTAGTCAGGCAAACACTGAGCAATCTCAACTTATACAGCAAAGAAAAAACAATCTACCACCAATTAGTTTTGAATCCAATGAAGATACTTTAGATGGTTTTGACTTAGCTGAATTTGAACCTAGATAATGTTTGAAGATTTTAATATTGAAAAATATAAACAAGTGTCTTATCCTGGAGACGATTCTTTGAAGACGCTTAACGAAATAAAAAAATTAAAACTGAAACCATTAAACACAGTTTTACCGCAAAAGTATGACAACATAATGAATGTGTTTCAAAATATTTTTGCATACAGAATTGAATCATTTCCTTATAAAGTAGTAGAAAAACTATTAGAGGAATCTGAACCAATAATATTAAAAATAAAAAACTATCATGACAGGCCAAGGCCAAATGTAAACGCACAAAATTTTAACATTGATTTAGATTATTTAAAAATGAGTAGCGCCCAGACACCTGCTTTTCCGTCAGGACATTCAGCGCAATCTAAATTAGTTTCATTAGCGCTAACGGATATTTATCCTCATTTAAAAAATGAATTTGATAAAGCGGCAAAAAATATATCTGAAAGTAGAATAACAGCAAGAGTGCATTATGAGTCGGATAAAACAGTGGGAGAAAAATTAGGAACAGATCTTTATAACCATATAAAGCATCTTAAATATATTTAGAATTATTGTTTAACTTTGTAAAAAATTAAATCAAATGGAAATTAAAGTAAGAGATTTAGGTGAACTAGAGTCTAAATCAACACAAGAAATCGAAAAAGAACTACTTGAAAAACACGAAGCCCAACAAGAAGCTATGGATAATCCAGAGCCAAAAGATCAGGTGGAGCGTGTAGATCTTCAAGAAGCTCCGGCAGAAGAAGAAAAAGTAGTAGAAGAAAAAGTTGAAGAACCTGTGGTAGAAACCCCAGAAGTTTCTGCTCCAGAAATGTCAGAGAGTGATGTTCTTTCATATATTACAAACAGATACGGTGAAGAGGTATCTTCACTGGATGACTTCATTGTAAAGCGAAATGCGTCTGAAGAATTACCGGAAGATGTAAAAGCTTACTTTGAATATAAAAAAGAAACAGGCAGAAGTATTGGTGATTTTGTAAAATTACAACAAGATTACGATTCTATGAATCCTGATTCTTTAATTGCTAGTTACTATTCTGCAACCGAAGAAGGTTTAGATTCTGAAGATATTCAATATCTAATGGATGATAAATTTGGTTTTGATGAAGATTTAGATGATGAAAAAGAAAAAAAGAAAAAACAATTAGCAAAAAAAAGAGAGCTATCTAAAGCTAAGAAATACTTTAAAGAGCAAAAAGAAAAATACAAACTACCTCTTGAGTCAAGAGAAGTTGTTTCTGAAAGCAATAAAAAAGAAATCGAAGCTTATAGAAAGTACATAGAGGAAAATGCTGCTTACGAAAAAGAAGCAGCTAATAAGCTACAGTGGTTTAAAGAAGAAACTAATAAAGTCTTTAATAAAGATTTCAAAGGTTTTGAGTTTGTTATTAACGATAAGAAAATTTCTTATTTACCTGGATCTGTAGAGGATGTCAAATCAAGTCAGTCATCTATTGATAATTTTATTCAAAGATATGTTGACGATAGAGGATTGGTAAAAGACACCGCTCAGTATCATAGGGCTTTATCTATGGCAATGAATCCAGATAAGTATGCCAAGTTCTTTTACGAGCAAGGCAAGGCGGATGCAGTAGACAATATGTCCAAAAAAACTAAAAATATAAATATGGATGTAAGGTCAACTCCACAAGTCACATCAAAATCTGGCTTCAAAGTAAGGTCTTTAAATCAAGACTCAGGTCGAGGTTTGAAGATCAGAAGTATAAAAAAAAGTAATTAATAACAATTTAAAAATTTAAAATTATGCCAGGTTCAGTTCAGGCCACTCCTACATTTGCTTTACAGCCAAGTGCAGAAAGAGTAGCCGTTCAGTCAAACTACATAACTAACTTTAACTTCTTGAATCAGTATCTACCTGATACTTATGAAAAGGAGTTTGAAAGATACGGGAATAGAACAGTAGCCGCATTCTTAAGAATGGTAGGCGCTGAAATGCCTTCTAACTCTGACCTTATTAAATGGGCGGAGCAAGGAAGATTACACACTAAATACACTAACGTAACTTCAGGTGCAGCAGCAGCTCAAGATACAGCTACATTAACTATCAATGACGTACTTGTACCGGGTACAGGTGGTATTGCTATTAGAGTAGGTCAAACATTTATGTTGTCTGACAGCTCTATTGGATCTACTAACAGCAACAAAGGTATCGTTACTGCAGTAAACTATGCCGCAGGTACTATTGATGTTGCATACTACGAAGCAGGTGGTCAGACAATGGCTGCAGGTGTACAGTGTTCATTATTTATTTATGGTTCTGAATTCCAAAAAGGTTCAGTTGCTATGGCAAATTCATTAGAAGCTGACGATGTTATCTTCCAGAATAGCCCAATCATTATCAAAGATCTTTACGAAGTATCTGGTTCTGATATGGCTCAGATTGGATGGATCGAAGTTACTACTGAAAACGGAGCAACAGGATATTTATGGTATTTAAAATCAGAGCATGAAACAAGATTAAGATTCGAGGATTACCTAGAAACAGCTATGGTGGAAGCAGTTCCAGCAGAAGCAGGTTCTGGTGTGGCAGCTATCGCAGCTGGCGTAGCATCAGGCGCAGGTAACAAAGGATCTGAAGGATTGTTCTATGTATTAGGTCAAAGAGGAAATGTTTGGGGCGGTGGAATTCCAGCGGCTTTAGCAGACTTTGACGCTATCATTCAGAGATTAGATAAGCAAGGTGCTATCGAAGAAAATGTATTATTCTTAAACAGAGAATTTTCTTTTGATGTTGATGACATGTTAGCTGCACAAAATTCATATGGTGCAGGTGGTAGCTCTTACGGATTATTTGATAATGACGAAGAGATGGCATTAAATTTAGGATTCTCTGGATTCAGAAGAGGTTATGATTTCTACAAAACAGATTGGAAATACCTTAACGATCCTACTATGAGAGGCGATATTGTTGGAGGAAAAATCAATGGTGTACTTGTACCTGCTGGTTCTACTTCAGTATACGATCAAATCTTAGGTAAAAACGCTAAGAGACCATTCTTACACGTAAGATATAGAGCTTCTGAAACTGAAGATAGAAGATACAAAACATGGATTACTGGTTCTGCTGGTGGCGCTGCTACTTCAGGTACTGACGTAATGCAAGTTAACTTCTTATCAGAAAGAGCGCTTTGTACTTTAGGTGCAAACAACTTCTTCTTATTCCAAGATGCGTAATAAGTAGTTTTATAATATCGGGGGTAGATGTGCCACGCATGTAAAAGCCCTGTACTCTACCCCTAGATATTTTTTATAAATATTAAATTAAATCAAATGAAAAAAAATAAAAAAGTATACGAGGACAAAGTATACAGACTTACCAGAGATGCAGCACCTCTTTCATATATGCTGTCATCAAAACACACAAAAAGAAAAGCCTTACTATATTTCGACGAAGAAACAGGAATCAATAGAGCTTTACGTTATGCTAGAAACCAAAAATCAATCTTTGAAGATGAGCAGGATGGTAACGCAATATTAGAACCTATTATATTTGAAGAAGGGATGTTGAGAGTTCCAAGGCAAAATCAAATTTTACAAGAATTTTTAAAACTTCACCCAGGTAATGGCAATGTTTTTTATGAAGTAAACAATGAGCAAGATGCCGCTGAAGCAATGGAGGTAATGAACTTTGAATTAGAAGCTCAAATTGCTGCACGTGATTTAAGCCTTTCTAAGCTCGAAAGTATTTCAAGGGTAGTATTGGGTATTCGCGCAGATAAAATGACCACAGCAGAGCTTAAAAGAGATATTATGGTGTTTGCCAGAAGGGATCCTCAAGAGTTTTTAGATCTGATCAATGATCCTATGGTTGAATTACAGGATGAAGTGGTTAAAATGTTTAGCGCAACTTTATTGCAAATGAGAAATAAAAACAGAGATGTGTATTTTAATTTGAAGAAAAACAAAACTAAAATGCTTACAGTTCCTCATGGCGAAGAACCATCATTTATTGTTGCTTCTTATTTTCAAACTGATGAAGGCATAGAGTCCTACAAGCTGCTAAAGAAAATGCTAGAAAAATAAAGGGGTATATCCTCGAATAAATCGAAACGTATTTTTTTTATGTATCTTTGTATAAACACTAGATACGATGATAAACGAAGTACGAAATGCAGTAATGGCTGTAATAAATAAAAATAACTATGGGTATATTTCACCCAGTGATTTTAATTTATTTGCAGAACAAGCGCAACTTGATATATTCGAGGATTATTTCTATTTATATAACAACCAACTTAATGCTGAAGTAATGCGTAAATCTGGTACAGGATACGCAAACATTACTAAGGGTATTGTAGAAGTCATAGATAGTTTTTCTGTTAACACATTTCTTACACAAGTAAACGCTAATACATACAGCCTTCCTTCAGATTACTATTTAGTCGATAAAATATTTTACTATTCAAACTTATTAGATTCAGGAACAGCTACAGCTACTAGCGGTTCTCTATTAATTGAAGCAGGGCAAAATTTTTTAACTACCGTTACCCCTGGAAGTTTAGTAGTCAATACCACTATTTCACTACAAGCATTTGTTGTGTCTGTAGATAGTGACACTCAGTTAACTTTAAGTCAACCTATAATTGCAGCTGGACAAAACTATTCTATATATTCTAATACGCATATTAGAGAGGTAGAAAGAGTAACACAAAATAAAATATTTTACCTTACTAATTCTAACATTGCTGCTCCAACTACAATGTTCCCAGCATATGTATTAGATAGCGCAACTGGAACGGCATTAGGGAATACAGTTACCGTTTACCCTACGACTATCACTGGAGCAGCCGATATACACGCCCAATATGTAAGGTACCCATTAACGCCAAAATGGACGTTTAATACACTAGCGGGAGGCGAGCCTGTATTTAATGCTTCAGCAGCAGATTATCAAGATTTTGAATTACCCGTTTCAGACATGAATGGCTTGGTAAATAAAATATTACAGTACGCAGGAGTGTCTGTGAGAGAGGCGGATGTTACCAAGTTTGGTCAGTCATTGGAGGCAGAAGATAGATTAACTGAAACAACACAATAAGATTATGGCATATTTAACAGGTTATCAATATTACGAAAATTCAGGCAACATTCCAGAGGATGCAAATTGGGGTAGCTATCAGTATGTTTCATTAGAAGATATAGTAAATAATTTTATGCTTATCTACAATGACAACTTACAATTAATTAATAATGTTAATAGATACCAAGTTTTATTTTATGCTAAAAGAGCTATACAGGAATTAAATTATGATGCCTTCAAAGAAATAAAAGTTTTAGAGCTTGATGTATGTGATAGATTGAGGTTTGTTTTGCCGCCAGATTTTGTAAATTATGTACGAATATCTATGTATAAAGACGGTTTGCTATTTCCTTTAAGTGAAAACATACAAATCAATTCAGCAACTAGCTATCTACAAGATCATGATTGTAAAATTTTATTTGATATAAATGGAAATATATTGCAGGCTGAATACTCGGCGGTAGACAGACAAAGAATTGCTGGAACTAAAAAATCCATTTATTTAGGAGAGGGCCCTTATCACGGCAGAGAAGGATTCTGCATAGATGGATGCTGGTACTTTGACTACAGAATTGGCGCTAGATTTGGGTTAAATAGTGAAACCGCAAATATAAATCCTACATACAGAATAGACAAAAAAGCTGGAGTTATTAATTTCAGCTCAGACATGGCTAATCAATTATGTGTATTAGAATATGTTTCTGATGGTATGGAGAATGGAAATGATGCTGCCGTTAGTGTAAATAAATTATTTGAAGATTACGTTTATTCGTATATCAAATATGCTATTCTAAATTCAAGATTGGGAGTACAAGAATTTATAGTTAATAGAGCAAGAAAAGATAAATCAGCGCTTTTAAGAAATGCAAAAATTCGCCTAAGTAATATACATCCAGGTAGGCTTTTAATGAATCTTAGAGGCCAATCAAAGTGGATTAAATGACAGTAATACAAACTAATTTTATTAAAGGCCGAATGAATAAGTCGGTTGATGAAAGACTACTTCCACCAGGTGAATACGTAGATGCTTTAAACGTGCGCCTTGGTTCCACTGAAGACACAGAGATAGGATCGGTAGAAAACTCTAAGGGCAATTCATTGATAGCAGAATTAACTTATGATGGTGTAACTCTAGATCCTGCAAGCACAAAATGTATAGGTACTGTGGCGGATGAAACTAATAATACTATTTATTGGTTTGTTCATGATTCTGCTAACGCTCAATCAGCAACAGGTAAAGTTGATATGATTGTTTCTTTTAACACTATAAACAACAATTTAATATACCACGTTGTATCTACAAGTGTTTTAAATTTCAATCCTGCATATTTAATTAATGGTGTAAACATTATAGATGAGTTGTTGTTTTTTACAGACAACCTGAATCCGCCTAGGTGTATCAATGTTACAAGATCTTATCTACCTCCTACAGCTTTGGATGTAGATCAAATTACTAATGCGGATTTGAATGTAATAAAAGCACCACCAATGAATGCTCCTACTATTACACTCTTACAATCTGGTCAAGAAGAAAATTTTTTAAAAGAAAACATTATAAGTTTTGCATACAGATATAGATACTTAGATGATGAATATTCAGCGATTTCACAATTTAGTGAGATTGCATTTGTGCCTACCTTTTTCAGTTTAAATACTAGCGATTTATCTAATGCAGGTATGGAAAATAATTTTAATACTGCAGAGGTTACCTTTAACACTGGGAGCAAATTAGTAAAAGAAATAGATTTACTATTTAAATATGCAAACCAGCCAGGTGTTTATGTTATACAAAAATTTAATAAAGGGACATTAGGTTGGCCAAACAATATTAATAGAACAGAGGTATTTAGACACAATCAAATTTATACAGCGCTAAGTGACAATCAATTAACAAGATTGTTTGACAACGTTCCAAGAACAGCAAAAAGCCAAACTATCATGGCCAACAGATTAATGTATGGTAATTATGTGGACGGTTACAATGTAAACAATCAACTAAATTATTCTGTTTCACAACAAGTTGAAATTATAAACTTAGAAACATTTACAGGTGTTCTTTCAAATGGAACCTACACGATAGATATAAATAAAACAATTACAAACTCCGTAGCAACATTTGATTTTACCAATATAGATAATGCAGCTTCATTAAAACAAAACACACAAATAGGTCTTGATTTTAATTTTCAATCTGAAGATTTTGATGCGCCAGGTGGGGGCGCAGCTCCAGGGACTCCTAACCAAGCTTTAACCACTCTATCTTTTAACATAACCTTAAACCAAGACTACAACAGTATATATGATTTATTTAGCAGTACGTTTGTTACTGAAAGATTAGGGATTGCATCTAATATTGTACAAGGGCCGTTTATGACAAACAATCCATGTACCGGAACAACGCTTACTGATATATTTAACTGTGCTATTACCAATCAAGGTACGTTTCAACATTCATACTCAGGAATAGACGCTAGGGATGAGCCTATAAAAATTACTACAAATCCGGGTAGTTCCTCTGTAAGCTTTCAATTAGTAGCTGCTGAATTTGATGATTCAACATCAGGTGCTGCTTCAACAGATATGTATGGTTACTACAAATTTACTGCCGCTCAAGCTGATTATTCATCTAATGGCAATAGAAAAAGTTTACATAGCAACAGAAACTACGATATAGGAATTGTATATATGGATGAATACTTAAGAAGCACTACGGCTCTTACTTCCAGAAACAATACTATATATATACCGCCTGCTAGTTCTATTACAGCAAATAGTTTAAGGGTAACTATTCCTACTACTATGGCGCCTCCAAGCTGGGCTAGTAAATATAAATTTGTAATAAAGAGAGCAGAAGACACTTATGAAACTATTTATTCTGTCATTGCGTTTGATGATGATGCTACTAATTCTGTATGGGTTAGACTAGAAGGGGATAATCAAGTAAAAGCTAAACAAGGCGATTTTTTAATTGTAAAAGCTGATATAAGCGGGCCTTTGAATATTGTGGTTAAAACCAAGGTTTTAGCTATAGAATCAAAAGGAAATAATTTTTTAACACCTGAGTCTTCAAGCGGTACAAATCCATTTATAACTGAGCCAGCTGGTTTATACATGAATCTTAAACCTCAAGGCTTTACAATTACCGATGATGTAAGTGGATTTTTCGATAGCGGACAACACGGAGGTAGGAGTGCAAAAAGAGGAAATCCTATAGCAAGAGCAACTATTCCTTTATATAGAGAAATAAATGACGGAACCGGTACGGTAACTGTAGAGAACATAGCCATACCTGAAGGATCTATTGTTAATTTTGCAATAAGATTTAACAGAAACGCAAGTGATGGAAGCTTTTTAGTTGGAACTTCAACTCAAAAAACCTATGATTATTTTAGACCTGTAACAGCTTCACAAGACTACAACTCATTATATGAATTTGTATTAGGAGAAGGAATAGATTTTACTGAAGGGGTTGGTTCTGGTACAGGGGTATTGCCAGGTAACAATTTTGATCCCGCATTAAGAGATGTGACTACAGGGCTTTTTGATCAATCTACAGGCAATAATGAATATCAGTTTGGAACAGTCGGTGCTGCTACCCCGGCAACTGGAATTGTAGCTCAAACCGATCCTGGAGCATTATTAAGTTTACAACTGCGTAGTGGAACAGGTGGTGATAGCGGACAAAGAACAACAGTGGATGGACAGATTACCATAAATATAGGAACAGCTTCATTAATATTAGAGACAGAACCTTTAAATGCAGATTTAGATTTGTATTATGAAAATGAAGAAGTGTTTGAAATCACAGGTGGCTTTCATCAATCGGGCTCTAAAACTGGTGATCAAAATCAAACTGCATTACTACCCGGTATAGTAAATCTAGGATTTTTTGATTGTTTTGCTTTTGGTAATGGAGCAGAGAGCTACAAGTATCTAGATGAATTAGACGGATCTAGCTTTACATTAGGACAAAGAACAACATCGGTAGCTGAAGAAGACTATCAAGAAGCAAACAGATATGCGAGTGTCACTTATAGTGGAGTATACAACGCAGAAACAAACGTAAATAGATTTAACGAATTTAATTTAAGTGATGGTAATTTTAAAGATTTAGAAAAATCTTTTGGCGATATTAATGTGTTGCACTCATTTGAAACTAATTTATTAGTTTTACAGCAAGATAAAATATCTAACGTGTTGTTAAGTAAACAAGCGTTACAAGCTGCTGAAGGATCAGGAGTAGTTGCTACAAGTACAGCAGTGCTTGGAACCCAGGTGGCTAGAATTGAAGAGTACGGCATTGGTAATAACCCCGAAAGTTTTGCGGCTTATGGAGATAGTAGGTATTTTACAGACACGAGTAGAGGTGCAGTAATTCAATTAAAAGGAACCGGTGGAGTTAGCGACAAGCTAACACTTATTTCAGAGTTAGGAATGAGGAGTTATTTCAGAGATAATTTTATTGAGTATCCTGATACACAAAAAATTGGAGCTTTTGATCCATATATGAATGAGTATGTGTTAAGTTCAAATACAATTGGATTGCCAAACGCATATCAAGCCAATACAGAAATCCCTATAGAGTGCGGTACATCGTTTGGTTCCTACAATTATGATGATCCAATTATATACAATATTAATTTAGGTGAGGCGCAAGGAACTGTTACCTTTTTATACACTATAATATCAGGTACAATTGCTATAGATTATGAGTGGGGTGCGGTAACTGGAAACATACCAGCAACAACAGTGTCTGGTAGTTTTAACATAAATAAAAACGCAGCCACTCCAACAAACTTAAAGGTTACTATAACACCAACTGGATCTTATACTGCTAAGTTTAAAGCAAGCTGCCCTTCTGTTAACGAATTAACAATTATAAATGTAGCGTTAGGCACAGTGTCTGATGATGGATTATTTATTCATGATGAATTTTATTGGAGTGACGGCACAACAACTAGCCCGGTAGAAAGCGTACAAACAGCTTTTAGTTTTACACCTTTTGAAACCAACCGATTAGCTAGATATACAAGTATCACAGGTATTGAATCTGAAGGTTTGTTTCCACCTAATAATGCCACGGTATATATGGCGTCAAATAAAATAGAGTTTGATACGTTAGAGTTTAATCCAGCGGCTGGGTATTCAGGATCTATTCCTGCGGCTGCAGATAAGTTTTCATTCTTAGTTTCTAATACACTTTACACGTCTTCTCAAGCAGACATAAATGCATTAGTGGCAGCGGCTACAGATATTACCACTGTAACTAACCCCTCAACAGGATATTATACAGGAAATTTTACATACAGCAATCCTACTAATCAAACGTATTTATACTTAATATACAACTATGCAGGGGTTGCTCCAATTACTTTAAGCTTTGGAGCAACATCATTGATTGCTTGTTGTTTAGGAGTTTCTTCATCATATTATTTAAACACCTCAAGCTTTAGCACAGCTACATCTGTTTACACAGATTCTAATCTTACGTCGTTAGCTCCTGATGGATTCTACAGTAATCCTGTAGGAGGTGAAGTTAGAGAACAATCTAGTGGGTTATTAATATCTAGTTCAACCTGCCCTAGTCCTTGTAATTACATTTACATTTCTTCTGTAAGACCTAGCACTACAGATATATGTACTAACAATTATGTAATGTCTGTAAGAGCTCAAGTTAATAGTAATGCTGCATTTGCAAGCATAGCGCCAGGTGATGTGCTAAGTGTCTTGCCTTCAGGATTGCCAGGGTTTATAGCGTATAGCGCGGTTCAAAACGAAGACACTTCAACAGGTACAACATTTAGAATTGCAGAGGTAAATGCTAGTGGTGAAATAATAACGTTATATTTTGGAGGCACAGGAACATGTGGGGCACCACTATAAAATAAAAATATGGGAGCAGTAACATTAACATATAGCGAAACTTCAAAAGGATGGCCATCATTCTATTCATTTATTCCTGAAAAAATGGTAGGCATGAATAACTATTTGTATTCGTTCAAAGGAGGTAAGTTGTACAGACACAACACCAATACGATAAGAAATAATTATTATGGAGTGCAGTATAACTCTACTATTTCAAGTATATTTAATACAAAACCTTTAGAAGTAAAATTATTTAAAACAATTTATTTAGAATCGGATAATGCTTGGGCTGCTACTTACAATTCAGACATGCATAATCCAGGGGGTAGTTTATTATCTTCTTATTTTGTTCAAAAAGAAACAGACTGGTTTTCTTTTTTAAGAGCAGATGAGAATACGGTTAACTTTAATTTAAGATCTGCAAATGGTATCGGAGATGTTGTATCTGTAGATTCCACCGATCCAGCGTTAGTAGTGTTGACTTTCGATGTAGAGGTAGGCTCAATCATATCAAATAGAGATACGGTTTATTTTGGAAATACACCTACATTAGGAGGTACAGTTGCAGCACACACCGCAAATACTGTAACTATTGATACCACCATAGTTGGAGGCGCAGTGCCCACACTTGGCTCGTTTATTTGCTATATTAAAAACAGTGTAGCTGAATCACACGGGGTAAGAGGGCATTATTTAGAATTTACATTAACAAACACTGACACCACTGCAACAGAACTATTTGCTGTAAAAAGCAGTATGTTTAAAAGTTACCCTTAAAATTTGTATCTTTGTTGTTAAACTTTTAAATTTATCATTATGGCAGCAGAAGAAGCAGCTGGAGGAGTTGGATTAGGCGGAATAGCAGGCGCAGTAGGCGCACTTTTTGGTATAGCAGGAACTTTATCGCAAGCAGCTTCAGCTAAAGCAGCAATACAAAGAGCTAATGAAGAGGCGGCTCTTGCTGTTGCACAGGCTAGAGACAACATAAGTAAAATACCTGCTCTTGAAAAAGGAATACCGGCAATTTCTATTGATCAAATACAAAAAGATTCTTTAAGGCAAAGAAAACAACTACTTGATGCAGTAAGAGGTTCTGGGCAAAGAGCTGTATTGGGAGCGGTTCCAACAATTGGTGAACAAATATTGACACAAGAAGAAAAACAAAGAGGCGCAATTGAACAACAACTTCAAGCTCGTGAAGATGAAATTGTAAAAGCCGAACAAGCTAGACAAGATTTAGAATTACAAATGCTTACAGCAACTGGAGCCGCAGCAAGACAAAGAGCTGCAGCTGGCGCTAGACAACAAGCATCTGCAATAGCTGGAGCAGGAGCTTCTGCCGCTGCATTAGGGGGTGAAGTTTTAGGTATGACTAATTTGTATGGAGGCGAAGGTAGATTCCAAAGAAATGTAGATAAATTTTTAGAAGGAAAAAACCCTGGTGAAAATTTTGATAGAGATGCCTTTGCTGCGTTTGTAGAAGAAAAGGCCGGAATCGGTGTTGATGCAGGTGCTACATATGGAGATGCAACTGATTTAATTAAATCGGGAGTTACAAACGTAGATGGAACTGAGGTGGATTTATATGAATTATTTTTACAAGAAAATCCTTTTGGCCCTTTACCACCAACCAACACTGGAACCTCACCATTAGATTTAATATCAACCAGCGAATAAATGGCAAAAGATAATAGAACTTATTACAACCCCAGGGGTAACAGGTTTACAGGAATGTTTGATTCCGGTGAAGCATTTGTACCTGTTGACTGGTCAAAAATTACAGGGGATATTGTAGATAGATTACAAGCTGTAGACAAAGCAAGACAAGACAAAAGAAATGAAATCCAAACTAAGACTGACGAATTACTAACAGACTTAAGGGATTATCAAGCTGGAGGCAACAACACGTTTAATGCATATGTGTTAGACGGAAGCACACAAGTAAAAGATTATATGTTAATGCAAAACAAGTTGTTAAAGCAAGGCAAGCTTGATCCAAACGCATATACTAGAAGCTCACAATTATTACAGGACGATTGGAATTCTTTTCAAGAAGCAGCCAAAACATTTAATGCTGATTATGCTGAAGCCATTAAAGCAGCAGAGGCAGGAGATGTTTCTAAATTAGGGCTATTAAGTTTTGATGAATTGCAAGCTGCAACAGATATACAAAACAGCAGGTTAGTAATCAACACTGACGGAAGATTGTATTCACAAACAGGTGATGGAAAGCTGGTTGGATTTACTAACATGAACGCAAGACAAAAAGATATTCCTAAAAATTACGACATCATGGATGGAAGCAAACAGTTTGCTTCAACTTTAGGAAAATACAAGAAAGCTTATCCAAGCATGACAATAGAAGACATCACCCGTCAACCTGATTTTCAAAAAGCAAGAGATACATATATTGACGGTGTTCTGAATCAGGGAACTGGTAGAGACTTTTTAAGTATCTTAACCCAAAACGGATACGAACTAACTCAAGATCCATCTAAGGTAGATGACAACACCATACTGGTAAAAGCAGATTCAAATGGAATGCTGCAACCAGATAAACAATCTCTTGAAAAACATAGAGGTCGTGCAAAAGAAATATTAGAAGAAGCTATTAGTGTACAGCTAGATTACATTGAATCACCAGGTGGTACTATTTCTGCAGCTGAAAGATTATACAATATAAAACAAAGTGATGCATTAAAAGGTGGTGGTGACGTGTATGCATTAGTAGCTGGACTTTCTTCAAGTGATGCAAATGCAGTTGAAACCTCAGCCACACAATTAATGCAACAGTTTAGCGGAATAGATAGAATTAAAAACATTGTAGATCCAAGTGGTAAAAATACAGGCATGGAAATATATACTAGCGGAAAAGCACAACCAGTGCCTGTTATGTTTACTGATCCAAATGGTAATGCAAAAACAAGGGAGCAAATTACTGCTGAATTATTCCCCTTATTCTATGGAGATAAATTAACCACGCAGCAGTTTAGCGAGATAGTTTCAGGATATACAGGTGGATTAGAAGAAGGTTCGAGAAACATGTTCCAAACAGCTGGTTATTCAACACCATTTATTGATGACGATACAGATACATATAACTTAGATAGAAGCAGACCTAGAGAAATCGCTAGAACAAATTTAGCTAACAATAAAGATTTATTAACATCTGCAGGCAAACACACCACAGCTATAACCAAAGTCCTAGAAGGCACTGCTGGTGATGAGGAAAAACAAATTGAAATAAGAAAACTGAACCAACAATATATGCAGCAACTGGAGCCTTTATTAAGATACACAGATAAAGAAAATAAAACACAATCTCTAGATTTAGAGATGGATTCAGGAGGAAACATAATTGTTGTTGATGGCGGTAAAACTTACACCATAGTTGACACGGTGACTGGAAATGTAAACATAAATCAATTACAAGACCTTATAAACCAAAAGCAAGCGCCAGCAGGTACACGTACCGGAGGAGGTAAAGGGCGCATGTCAGATTTTTAATATTAAGATATGAATGAAGAAGCACTACAGGAAATATATTCTTTAGCAGTTGAAGAAGGTTATACTGGAGATTTAGCAAAATTCTACACGCTACTCCAAACAAACGGCGATGCCCTTAATACAGTGTATGATATTGCAAAAGATGAGGGATATAAAAACTCCTTAGAATCCTTTGAAGTCTTATTAGGTTTAAAAAAAAAAGAAGAAAATTTTCCAGAGTTATTTCCTTCCGAATATCAAAGTTCAAATTTACCTTCGGATTTAGATTTGAATATTAAAACTGAGGATGATCCAGATTTGAATCAAGCACCTATAAAAAGTAACGCTTTCTTTGATAAAATAAATGAAGAGTTACAAAAAGATTACGGGCAAAAAGAAGAATTAAAACCAGGTACTACAATATTGCCACAACCAACTGGCCAACCCACCTTATCCCCAAAATCTGTAGTAGATGAAATACTTAAAAACTCTACGCTTCCTGAAGAAGTAAAATCTGTAATTGACAAGCTAGGAAACATTGATCCTAATGTAGGCCCAGCGCTTGTGAAAAAAGAAAGGCCTGTTCCAGATAAAGATGGGTATGTGCCTGCCACCCCCTTTTCTGAAGAAGATGATAAACTTCAAATAGATAATACTAAATTAGCTAGTATACCTGAAAACCTTATTAATCGTATAGAAAAAATAAAAGACTTGACAAAAAACATGTCTCAAAAAGAGCTGGAACAATTCATTCAAAATAATCCTGAAATAATTTCTGAGTTTGATGAGCTTGCAAAAAAAGAAGTTGATAAATTTTTAGATACAACTCCTGAGTCTTTTTATAAATATGGTAAATATTCAAAACAATTAGACAGAGGATTAGATGCTCCTGCAGAGAAACTATCTATTGTTCAAGACTTATACAGTGGTATTCAAGGATTTGATTTAAATGAACTGACTAATTATATAAATGAGGATGTGGCGGATCCATCAGGAGTTGGGAAAAGAAATAGAATTATTCAAGCAGTCCAAGAAGGTAACATAGATTTATTAGCAAAATATTCTGATTCAAATTATGAAGATGAAGATGACGCAGAGAGAGACGCTTTAGCTCTTGATTTAGAGAAACAAAGAACATTGGGATTGTATGTACAAGATAAAATGCAGTTTATAGATGAACGATTAACATTATTAAATTTAAATCCAGAAAAAAACAAAGAAGCGATTGATAAGCTTACAGAGGATAGAAAAAATTTAATAGTAAATTTTGGCGCATACAATCGTCAGAACCTACCGTTTTTAAATAACTACATGTATCAAAAAAAACAGAGGCTTGCCGATGAATATGTTTCTGGTAACATGGGTTTATATAATCCGGGTGATGTTTTGCATGGAGGATATGAAGGTGCAAGAGAAATTTTAGAAGGAGGTTATGGAGCTACGATTGATGTGCTTTCAACAGCGTTTGATGCTGTAGGCTTAGATGCAGTTTCAGAAGATTTACGTATCCACCGTAATTTAAATAATTTACTATGGTCAGATCCCTCTTCTTTTTCTTATGCAGAAGGAAAGGTTGTGAATCATGAAGGTAAAAAATATATAGTAACTCCAGAAGGCCAAGTGATAGATGAAGAGCGAGAAGTTAATGTTGCTTTTTTTGGAGAGCAAGCGGGTATTGATATAAATGCTATTAAGAACAAAGCTAAAACTTCGACAGAAACAGAAGCCACATTAAGTTTGTATGGAACTTATCAGCAAGCAGCCAACGTGACAGGAAACTTGGTTGTACAAATTGCGGGTATGCGAGGTACAGGAGCGGTTTTAAAAAGCGGTGGAGCGCTAACGAGTGCGGCAGGATTAGGCAGATTAAGTAAAGCTGCAACCATGAGGGCTAATGCTATGATTAGTACGGGTGCGGTAATCTATTCATCCACCTATAATTCAGCGTTAGAAGAGGCAAGGAGCTTAGGAATTCCAGAACCAATGGCTCATAAGTATGCTGACGAAATAGCTACAACAACTGGCTTGATAGGATCATTAGCAGCTGTAACTATTTCCCCAAACTTTGGTGCTCAACAATTATTTGCTAAAACATCTCCAAAAGAAATAGCTAGATACTTAATTAAAAACAAAACCACTGACAATATTCCGGGTAAAGTTGTAGAGTTTTTAAAAGGTTCTGCAATTGAAGGTACGTTTGAATCTATACAAGAAACTACAGAATTATTTGCTGAAGATTATGCAAGAAAAAAAATAAACAAACAGCAAGGGGAAGATTTATTTAAGCCTGTGTTTACCAAAACAAGTGTAATAAATAATACCATTGCAGCCTTTGCTTCAGCAGGTTTACTGGGTGGAGCTGGTAGAGTAAATACATCTAGAGTTACTTTTTATAATAGACTAGGATCTAACCAAGAGTTGTTTCAAAAATACATGAAAATGTATGTGGAGCAAGGGTTAATAGATCAAATTGGTGCGGATAAAATTGTTAATGAAGTAAAGAACTATCATCAATATAAAAATAAATTACCAGAAAATTTAAGAAATAGTTCTGATGCAATCAAACTAACTAACCTGTTAGCAGAAAAAGCCAGGTTACAAGACTTATTGAAAACTCAAGATGAAGTTTTTAATAAAGATACTCGAACAAGAATAGAAGCGATTGACAACGAAGTCAAGCGTATATCAGATAAAGCTGCAGGTAAAAAGACATCGCCTTCTCCAGAAATAAAAGAAGAACAAGCTATTACAAATCAACAAGCTATTGATGCAATAGCAAAAGATAATGAAGGCAGAAAGGAAAGAGGTGAGGAATTAATAGGATTTACAGAGCAAGATATATTAAATAAAAAACAAGAACTTTTAAAACAACAACAAGATGCCAGTACGGAGCAGAGCGCAGTGGCGCAAACTAGCCAAGACCAACCCACAACTACTACGGAAGTGGCTGAAGGAGTACCCGGTCAGGTTCAGCAGCCTACCGGAGAGGCTGACACCCAAGCCGAGGGTGCAGTCGACGCGACAACGGAGACGGAAGTAACCCCTGAAGATGAATTAGCGGCAGAAGTAGAAACAGCAACCGAACAGGAAGCTGAGCAAGAACTAGATGAATTACTTAATGATGCTGAAGCTAAAAATGAAAACGTTTCAATTGTAGGAACGCAAGGTAGGAATAAAAGTATATCTAATAAAGCAAGCGCACAAGCCAGAGCTGAAGGGTTCAACACCAGGACACCGGAGGGCAAAAAAAGATTTAATAAAATTAAAAGTGAAATTACACAAGCCTTCAACAAAAAAATAAGAACCCTTAAAAGGACTGCTAATTTATTAGGTAAAATTTTACCGAACACTAAGATTATTTTAGCAGAAACTAAAGCAGATTATGCCAGGTTAAGAGGTAGAAAAACTAATTCAATAGGAGCTTTTAGAGTTACTAGAGATGGAGAGACTGCAATTTTAATTGATGTTAGCGCTCTCAGCACTGACAAAGGTATAGAAACTCTTGTACACGAAGTATTTCATGCAGTTTTATTCAAAAAATTCGGCCAAAACAAAGAAAAAATTAGGAGAGTTACTGACAAGATGGTCAGAGAACTTCAAAAAACTTTAAAAAATGCTAAAGATCGAGAACTTGAAATTATAGGTGATCAATTGGTTAGGTTTACTAGACAGTATTCAAGGGAGGAACAAACTGAAGAATTTTTGGCTGAAGCTCTAGGTTTTCTTGCTGAAAGGTTTGATCAAGTTCGCAGAGATTCTAAAGCGCTGAAAGTTGTAGTTAATTTTGTAAACAAAATTAGTGATCTTCTGGGTTTAGGTAAAGCAAAAAAAGAATTAGCCAAGGATCCTGACAGAGTATTAAGAGCTTTAGCTTTGGTCGCTAAAAAACTTCAGAGCGGTGAAGTATTGCAGGATACAGACTTTGATATTTTAAACGAGATAGAAGCAGAAGTAGATCAAGAAGGTACTGACGCCCCTATCGTTACAGGCGGAGTAGATTTTATTGTTGATAGAGATACAACTGCAGACGAAGATGTTACTGTTACAGTGCTTGAAGATGTCGAAGTGGATGAAGATGTCGAAGTAGATGAAACAACCACAGAGGATAGGGTTGTTGAAAAAAAGAAAAAGCCTACGACCACAGACGCTACATCAACTACATTGCTTAGAAAAATATCTACTGAAATTAAAAAAGCAATTCGAGAAGCAAAGAGTCAACAAAAGAAAATAAAAAGAGAAGTTGCTTTAGCCATAAGAGAGGCAGCTAAACAAGGTACGCTGTCAGCAAAACAGGCGCTAGTGCTAGCAAAGAGAGCATTAACTTTAAATGTAGATAGTCCGTTAGCAGTTGAAAGATTTATTTTATATACAAAGAAAGCTCTTGCAGACGCAGATAGTATATTCAAATTAAAAACAGCAAATACATTTAGAAAACAATTAAAGAAAATTGGTAAAAGTAAAACTATAGATGCGGCTATTTCGGCAGCTGCAAAAAACTTTGCGCTTATAGATCCTATATATGTGGAAGACCTTGATCTTTATAATCAATTAGCCCAAGAACTTGTAGATGGATCTAAATCCAGTAGAGTATTAAAAGGTGAGCTGAAACAAAAAAGAATTGCTGACCTTGCAAAGATAAATGCGTTTGCAGATAATCAATTAGAAAAGGAAAAAGCTGAAATACTCGCCACAATGAGAGATGAGTTTGAAGCTATGACCGGAATAGATCCAAAGGATATGACTTATGGGCAGATGATGGATTATTTAAACAAACAAGAAAGCCCTAGCGTAAAAGACGAGTCAATTATTCGTCAAGCTGTAACAACCATGTTTAAAAAATATTCTGAAACCATAAAGCAAATGCTATCAAGTGGTGTAGATGCAGCAACGGGAAACCCACTAGATTTAACTGCAGCTCAAAAATCTATTGTAAAAAGATTTATGGATATGGATTTGTCAGTAATGGGAATCAAAGATGTAATTAAAGCAGTTGATGCATTAAATAGTTTTATTGTTAACAGAAACACTGGCGGCATGGAAACAGTAGTTAATAATAATACTGGAGCTTCTAACGTATCACAAATGGTAAAGGATAATAAAACCGTAAAACCCAGAAACAAATTCAAAGCATTATACGAAGGTGTAGTTATTCCTTATTTAAAACAAATTGCAACATTACCTATGACCTTGAAAACAATATTGGGTAGTTTAGATAATTATATAGATTTTCAAATTAAAAGCGGGCTTAGGGATTTTATTAGCGGTCAAGCAAAGGCAATAGTCAACACCAACAATATGGTAAAAGAATATGTAAAAAAGTTTGGCAAACTAAGACCAAACAATGAAGCATTTGATTCGACAAGAAATAATATAGAAAGAGGCTTATATGCTTTTTTAGTTAGAACTACCAGTGGAGATATAGATTCTAGTAAAAAAGAATTCAAAAGAAGATTAAGATTAGTTGAGCAGTCTATTGCAAAATATAGAAGAGGAGATAAAGAGCAGAAAGAAACAGCTGAAATTCTACAAAAGATATATGACAAGATTAAAGACGCTGAAAGTTCATCTGAAATAGAAAATGCTTTTGATCAGGTTAATAAAGACGCAGTTGCATTCTGGCAAAACGAATGGGCTAAAGTATATCCAGAGCTTTCTCAAACAAGCTACAATATATATAATCAAATATTGGGCAATGATGTTAATTATACACCAGATAAATTTTCAGTATTTGAAGCGGATGTAGAAGTTGACTTAGATAATGAAAGTGCGTTCGGATCTTTTTCAGGAACTTTGTTCAACAAAAAAGCCGGAGTATTATTTGAATCTACCAAACCACAACAACTACCAGGCAACCGAGTAGTCAACTTTAACTTTGATTCTAATATGTCAAACTCCATGGAGGCTGCTCAAATGGATATACAAACATCTCCTGCTTATAATCAAATAAAAGGATTCGTTCAATCACCAGAGCTTAATAAATTAATTCCTGATGAAAAGGTAAGAAAATTAGTAGTAGACAAGGTGGTTAGCTTTATTAACAGTGCAAAAAAACAAAGATATTTGCCTAAAGAAGAAGCAGGATTGGTGTCTAAAGGATTAGATTTAATTGCAAACCTGGGTGTAGGTAGAGCTTTAATACAAATATTCCAGCCTGTAAAACAAGTATTGCCTGTTGCATTGAACACGATTATAAACTCGAAAGGAAATTTAGATATTACTTCTTTTACTAACATTCCTCTTCAAAAATGGATTGACTCTGTTGGCACATCTATAGCTATAAGAGGTGGTTTATCAAGCGCTGATTTAGCAAAGCTTGAAAATTTTACAAACAGTGATCAGTTTAATGAGTTAATTAAAGATCCCATAAAATTAATTAGAAAATTAAATACGTTAGGGTTGGAAATATTTTTAGTAAAGCCCGATAAAGCAATTGCTAGAGTGTCTTTTATTACATATTACAAACAAAAACTAAAAGAAAAAGGAGTTGATGTGAATGCTATTGATTGGGAAACACATAAAGCAGATAAAGAAGCGTTGGCATATGCTGAAGCTCAAGTTGATCTACAGCAAAATATTTCTAGCGCTGATATGTTTGGTGAGTTTTTCAAGTCAGACAATGTATATAAAAAGAGATTCAGACAATTAATACTTCCTTTTGCATCTTTTGCAATGAATTTAAAAACCAGGATATATACAGATGTGCCTGTGCTTTTTAGCAAGACCGCTAGTAAATCAGAAAAGCAAAGAGCTGCCCTGTCTATTGCCTCAGCAGGTGTGGAAATAGCTGCATTTCAAACTATCGGAGGATTAATAAGCGCTATGATGTCTAAAATTGGATATGATGATGATGAGGAAAAAAGAAAAAAACGGATTGACAATATAATAAAAGGCAGAAAAGGAAATATAGTTACTGAATTTTTAAACCCTGTTGCTCACCCAATTGTTGACCGCCTTATTTTAAAAGGCATTAATGAAACCATGAGTGCTATTACCGGAGATGATGAGAAAATATTTTTTGATAGTGACACTAGTAAGCTACAAATTTCAGATGTTACCGGGCAGTTTGGTATTCCACTTACTCGGGGAAGTGAAATTATTGAAATAGCTGAACTCGCATTTGGAGATGGAGTATTTACGGATCGTTTTGGAAATAAAAGAAAGATAAGCAAAGAATCTCAAGAAAGATTAAAGACATCAGTAATACCTTCATTGTTATACAACCTAGGTTTATTACCAGCGGAACTTGGTACCCTGACAAGATACCAATTAAGAGAAGCTAAAAGCAAAAATACTACGAAGGCTAATTAAAATAAAAACCCCCGCCGAAGCGAGGGTGGTAACATTAACTAAACTGCTCATTAAAAATATAAGCAGCGGGTTTGATTAACTTTTCATTCAATTCATCATTAGAGTAATGCTTGAATTTATATTTCTCAAAGTTACTCAAAGAGGGGACTCTAATCTTGTAATTTTTCCAAACAATAGCTTTTGCTTTGTCAAAAGAATTGCTAATGCCAAAATAATATTTGGGAGAATTACCCCAAGGTTTTTTTACAACTCTAGGATCCCCATTAGCTTTCATATATATAAAAGTGATTCCTATGTTTTTAGATCCTATCCCTACAAATGTTGATTTCAAAGGAGAGCAAGTCCCGTCTTTGTTGATACATTTCTTTGGATGATAAATTGTTGTGTTAACTACTCGGCCATTTTTTTTACGGCCAATTGTAAAGTCAATTGTTTTCATAATATTTAATTTAAGTTAATAAAAGTTTCTACAAAGATAAGTAATTATTTTGAATTATGCAAATACTCTGCAAAAACTTTACAATTAAATATTAGAAAAAATGTGTAAGCCTGGCTACTTGGCCGTGGTTTATATGATGAACAAATCCTTCCACCGCTTTTGGAGAACCGGTATATCCTTTTCTGTTGTGCCAGCTATCTGCAGATGAAGGACTTCTTAAATACTCCACAGTAACCCCCACAAAATCTTTTCCGTCTAACCATTTGTGTTTAACCTTGTGGTGTAAATGATGCAAGTACCAGTATCTTCTTTTAGCTTTTGCCCACATCATAGGTTTTTCTTGAGCCATTAATAAAGGTAGATCAGATAGTTTAGCGCCATCGCCGTGCTCTAACCCAATCAAAGAATTGCCGTATTGATAATACTTTCTATGGTTAACCGTTATATCAAACGTTATATCTTTAGCTTTTCTAAACCAAGCTTGTAGAGTGTGCGCCAAATGAAATCCAGATTGATAATCATGGTTACTCATGCTGTGAACCACGTCAACCGGAGCTACAGCTCTGAGCATTTCAATACACTTTACATATAACTTCAAAGCTATTTCATAATGCTCCCACCACTTACCATCTGTATCTTGTCTTGTGCCTTTAGTAGTGGTGTTGTAAACATTATCCACGTGCAGTACATCATTGCCTATACAAAATAATATTTTATCTATGTCAAATCCAATGGATTTAGTGAGCAAACCTTTCACACCCTCAATGACTCTTTCGCACGCTACATCTGTATTATATTCTTCACCTGTTTCAACTTCTTGTGCGTACTTACCAATGTGTATATCAGCTGGATTTATTACTAGTAAATGCGGTTCTTTGCTTCTGGATCTTTTGATGCTTTTGTATGTAGGCGCATGGTCATGAATAAATTTATTTACATTTTTCATCATCTGACCTTCATCTAAACCGTAGTCTTCTTTAGTTACAATAGAAAACCTATACTCTCCAGATGCGCTTTGCCAGTGCTTTACACTTACCACAGAATCAGGATTTATACCTCTTTCGTTTAAATGTTTAAGTAACTCTGAGTTTTCGTTTTCGTTTACATTTGTATATGTATTAGAGCGATACTCAAGTATCAACTCTTCTTCCTGTGGAGAAAGGCGCAGCCTTCTACCATAGGTTTTAGCACGTTTAGATTTCATCCTGGTAATTTAATTGGGTTTGTTTGAGTAGTTGAATCAAAGAGTTTATACTATGGTCAAGGTTAGGGTAATCTTGATCAGCAAGAGCCTCGTAAATTTCATCTGATCGGTCGTGAATTTCGTCCATCAATTTATTGATGTAAACAAAGTTGACGCCTGATGAATTTTTAACACTCATTTTTATACTTTTGAGGGTTTAGGTAGATAAGGTAACACTGGTTTTGCATATATATTCCTTTCGGTTATCGTTCGTTGTTATCTACCGTGCCCTCTATTACTTTATACCCCTAATATAATATTGTATTTCCGTAAAGTGTAGTTAGTTTTACTGTAAGTTAGTAAAATATTTTAATAAATACACAAAAAATTTAAAGAAATTGTGCAAATTCTTTTATACCAAGGTTAGTTTGTAAGTAAAACTTTTCTAATTGAGTAAATATTTCGTCTGAATAAACTACTTGTTGTTGGATTTTGAATTTTTTTTCTTCACCATTTTCTGTAAAAAGAAAAAAGGTATTATCATCGCTAAGACTTGGAGCCATATGTACATCATAATATGAAACTAATTGTGTGTGATAGTCTGCAATGACACTTTTAACGTAGAGCTCAGTGCTATTTGTAAGCGCACATATGTTTACAAGGGGTGTTTTGGGATCCTCTTTATATATATCTAGAATCTTAAAACGTTTGGTTGCTTTTCTCATACATCAAATAGTAGCCAGCATTCATGTAATCTAAATAATCATTTACATCTATCTCACGAATGTCTATTAAAATTAATGAATTAGTTAGATATTTCAAAAATTCTACCTCAAAATATACTACCTCTGATTTTATATTTAAAGCACCAGCAACAATTTGTTCTTGTTCGTTTACTTCTACTTGATTTATAAGCTGCTCTAGGTATTTAGAAATAGATATGGCTCGTTTAATTCCGAAACTTCTAATGCTTTCAATAAATAAATCTTCCACCTCAACGTTCTTCTCCTCTATATATTTCGACTGTAAACCCATACTCTTGCAATTCTTTTAATCTATATTCTTGTAACTTTGATACTTTACCATTGGGTTTTTTAATTTCAGAAAAAATAACATTCACTCCCGGCGGGATAGCTATCACGTCAGGTATGCCATTTTTATTTGTCTTGATTAACTTGATTACGTAGTAACCAGCTGACTCTAACTGCTTAATTCTCTTTGCTTGAATTTGCTGTTCAGTCATACTATAAAGATAAGAAATCTGATTTGAAATGTTGTAGGGTATAGTCTTTCTTTTTAGAAACAGCTTTATAAATTTGTCGCTCTATTCCATCTTTGCTAAAGATCCAATATATATCATTCTTCAACCTATCTTTAGTAGTCATTCTATCTCTTGATTGCCAGTAAGATGTGGCGCTGAAATCTATATTGTAATACACAAGACAGTCAGCTTGTTTTAAACTTATACCCTCTCTTCCGCTAACTATTTGCAAGGCAATATTCTTGTTTGTGTTTTCAAATTCTTCAAGCTCTGTACACAGATCATCGCCAAATTCTTCTTGCAAAGCCTTGAGTTCTGCTGTAAATTTGTAAAAGATTCCGATCTTTTTACCTTCAAATCTTTTCTTAATAAACTTGGCTTTACTTGAATCTATTACCATAGACTTACCGCTTTCAAACTTTACAGTGCCAGAATACATTTGATGCAACTTACTCATAAGCTTGACTCCAGTGTCAGCCAATATGACTTGATCCTTACCCTGTATTACTAAATCTTTTTTTAATGTTTTGCAAAGCTTGTAGGTTTGTTTAGACATCGGCACGGTTAATATTGTTTCCTTAGTCTCGACTTTATAGCCCGCTTGTTTTTGTGTGTAAGATATTGTAAAAGGCTTCATTGCCTGAATGATACCTATTGTTCCTTCAGAATAATCTTTTGTATTAAATCCATGCAAATATCTCAAGGTTATATTGACATAAAGCCTGGCGAATTTGTAAAATGTAGTGTACTTTTTAAAAGGATTTTCAGGGTGACCATAGACTTGGTGGTACATTTGAGAGTAAGATTCCGGGGTTGGTGTTCCGGACAATAAAATATAATAAGGATTATTGATCTGTATTAACTCTTTAACTTGTTTCGCTCGTTTACTTGGTTTAGGATAAGCACCCATGCTATGCGCTTCATCGCATACTATTACATCCCACCCTCTTTTTTTAATTTTATGTAAGCTTTCGTAATTAATTACTTCAAGCTCAAAGCTGGGTAGAAGCATACTATAATCGCTTTCAATACTGCTGATCGCTTTTTTCTTGGTAATAAACAACACCTTATTTACATATAGGTTGTTACAAATACCTAGGCTAGTGAGGGTTTTACCTGTTCTAACTTCCATAGCTAAATACAAAAGCTTGTTGCGAAGTAATATACCGGTGCCCTGGTTTATAATTTTCTTTTGATAGTCTCTATACTCAAATGGTTTTAACCTCATATTTTTTTCTTAATTGCTTATAAACATTTTTAAGACCTTCCATTGCATCCTTTTGTGTTTTGTAAGTTTTACTGCCAACGATTTCACTGCTATAATATTCAGCGCCATATATATCTCTATAATAGTCCTTGCCGTGCGCTGATATACCGCCCTTACGAATACCAATCCTGTGATCCTTGTAAGTCCCCGGAATAATATACACTTGCCAATCATTGTCAACACACCAATTAAAATCAGAAATCCAATTCGGATCTTGCCTCATCTGTTATCTGTTTGTTTTCATCGTTAAACATAATCCACCTACTCTTATTATCTCTACCCTCTTCAGGATTAGTTCCTGTTGCGTATATTCCATAAGAAACTAACCACTGATAAAACTTTACCCTAGATACTGTCATCTTCGCCTTTGGTGCAAAGTCGGGATTGTCTTGTATAAAATCTAAATACAACTCATGCTTGTATAACTTTTCGTTAAACTTAAGTTTATCTGAACCAGGTGTTCCTTTTAGTAATCCACACCATTCTATAAATTCATGGCAAGTTTCAGCTGACAACTTACGTATCTTTAAATTTACAAACTCACTTTTAATTAAACCGCTTTGTAAATACAACTGAAGAGATTCAATCATATAATTATCAAACGCACACCACTCGTCATCACTCCAATCTCCAAAAAATAGTTTGCCAAATTCCATGAAAGGCGTATTAGTTGTAGTGTAATGTTGTTTGAATTCAAGCTCCCATTTTCTTCTTTCAAAACTTTGACCAGCTCCTTTGACCGCATAGTTTGTAGTCAATATAAGTTTTGGAGATTTTTCAAACGGTATCTTAATTGCATCTTTGTTTTTCTTCTCTAGCGTGATACCTTCTGTTACTACACTAAACAATCTTTCAAACTCAAAATGTTTTTTTATATCATCAAAGCAAAGCAGTTGCGTATCAGCTGATACAAGTTGATAAGCGAATGACCTTTCAAAAGCAAACGCCTTGCCATCTATTATAACCAGCTTTTTCATTTGACCTAACGCATTAACTAACAAAGATTTACCTGTACCACCGTTTGGTTGATCAGATATAACCTCATCATTAAGTATTACGGCTGGCGAATATGACAAGTTCTTGTGTGCGTGTAATAAATAACCTAATGTGCTTTCCATAGACTTTACCCTTACACTATCCTTGTTGCAAACATTAAATATAAATGTTTTGAAATCACAATGCGTATCTTTACACTCTTGATATACCCTATGAATCACGTGGTCTTTCCAAACAAAACCTTCCAAGTCCAAGTAATCTATTATGGTGGTGTTATCCTTTGTAATCTTAACAGCACAGTTTTGAAAATATAAATAAGCTGTATCTCTTGTATCTGCAATAAAATAAACATCTACTGATTTCAACATTGATAGAAAGTCATCTTTGAAATATCTGGTCTTGTCTGCAAAAAAATTGTATATTGATTTATCCTCTAACGAATCTAAATACTGAAGCACAAAATCTTTTATTTCATCTTCACTTGTGTGATCAATTAGATTATTTTCTACTCTAACAAATATAGAACTCTTGCTACCCTCTGGTGTGTATTTAAAAAACCCATTCAAATGTAGGAAGTCTCGAAATAAATTATGGATGATTGTTATCTTACCTTTTTCACTCTTGTGCCAGAATATTTTATTAGAGCTTTGCGTATCAAAATCATATATGATTTGATCGATCGCTTCACTGCTTACATTCTGTGTTTTTAGATATTGCCTGACCTGTTGTTTGGATTCACCGGTCTTTAATTTTTTTTTTACATCGTTTATTTTCGATTCATCCTCATAAAATTTAGTTCCAAAGTTACCTACATTTCTGTATGCGGAATCTATTGTGGTTTGAATTTCAACTGCACTAAATGACTGGCTTTCAAAATCCTTCATTATATATTCAGCCAAGTTTTTGTTTACCCCAAAGTCATTGAAAGCTGCAGCTAATATGTACACATTATTGTTTCTTTCTCCCTCAATCAATCCGTACTTTTTTGTCCACCACTTCATAAGTATTTCTACAATTTTGTTTTCATTTGTAATTGGAAATACTGGAACACTGGTGTGTGTATTTTTTTCTTCAAATTCTTCTTCAATTAATTCATCAAAGATTTTGCTATCTTCGTTAATGTAGATAAATGGATCATATGATTCGTAACAAACTCTACTTATATTTTTACTTGTCGAATCAAAGTATTCGTTATTGAATTGTTTTGATAATGCCTTAAAATATCCTACATGATTGTCTGGATCCAGTGGAACTTTGACCAAAACTTTTAAGCCATAACCACTGGGCGAATGAAATGCGGAGTGTACAATATCATTGTCCATTAATGACAACTTGTAGTCTTCTAAATCTTTTTTAGTTTTGAATCCATCGAAGTCCAAGCATACAATACCGCTATACTCAACCAACGAATCATCATTTCTTTTTTGAAACTTACCAGAAAAACATATCGCTGGTAGCTCTTGTTTCAATAAATTTCTTTTTGTTTTGTCTTTTTCTTTACGAATCTTTTGAATCAATTCTTTTGACTTACCAGCCTCTATACGTTGAAGAATAAACGATAGTGGTCGGTAGAAAGGAGTTGAGGTGTCCTTTATATTTTTAAATATTGTTATTTCTTTTTGATTCAATTGTTAATTTAATTTATAAGGGGGCGCTAATTGATAACGCCCTCTTATTAGTTACTAAACTTTAGAAGTTGATTGATAAATCATCTTCATGTGTGCCTACACTCGCGGTTTCTTGCTTTGGTTTTGGTGCTTCAAAGTTCATACTTAAATAACTTTTCTTTCCGTCTTGCGCCTTATTAACCCAAGCAGAAATCTTCCAGTCAACACCGTTTGGATCTTTACACGTTCCAGTGTAATGTGGTTGGTTGTTTTCATCCGTTCTACTATCGTTAGCAAACAGACTACCTTTGCCTTCTTTGTGTACGTAATTACTCATGGTTTTACTTTTATGTTTCGCTCCAATACATCTATTAAGTTCAAGATAATTTCTGTCTTATCTTCTTTTGATTTGCAAGTCATTGGAACTTTAACCCACAATTCAAAGTCTTTGGTTTTTGTAAACCAATTATAAATCTTGTTCAACGTAGAATTGTTCATCTCCTATTATGTATTTGTTATAATATTCAATTGCCTTCAATACATTGTCCTCTCCATGTTGCTTTGCCCAATCTGAAGTTACTCGAAACTTGCCAAGCATTTTAGTTTTCTTACAAGCAACAAAAAACTCCACCGGTTTACCAAACATTTTTTCATACAACCAAGCTTGACAAGAGTAATAATAATCTTTGAAGCTATATTGAAAACGTTGTATGTTACTACTAGTTTTTAGATCAATTACAGAATGTGGTGTAACAATATCTGCCTTACCCTTCCATATTGTATTTTGTATTTTAATTAAACCTGCTGTTTCGTATGTGTTGTTATCATCATATATGTAGGGGGCAAACTCATCATTGCTCTGCATAATATTCGCCAGCTCCATTGCCAACCTGTGTTCTTCGTATGTCAAGACTTTGTTGTTTTCTTCCCAAGCCTCTTTAAATTTATTTGTTCTTCTTGATTTTACATCTACAAATTCATAAAGCTCTGCCTTGTAAGGCTCCAACATGAGCGCATGAAAATAAGTGCCGAATTCTAAATTTGCAATACTCAAATGATCATGCACGGCTTCATTATAAAATTCATATGGCTCATTTATTATTGTGCCGATTTTAGATTGAGATAAGTATTGGTTACCAAACTCGCCATAATAATCCTCATCATTATTAAGCCTATCAAGTATTTCTTTTTCGGTCATTTGAGTTAAGTATTAAATTTATATTTGATTGCATTATCCAGTCTGTTTTATTTTCCAGTTTGCTTAACAGACTTTGTATTTCCTTTAGTTTTTTCTTGTTCATTTTTTATTTTGTTGAGTTCTTCTTTTAATTTGTTTAAGGTAGCTACATCAGGGTTGTATTTGTTCTTTACTGATTTTAATACAGCTTCAACACTATGACCGCTATTTTTTCTATACACATCTAATGTGTTTTTAAATTTATCGGATCCATATATATATGCATCTTCTATTTTTTCAACTACTACCGGCTGTATAACCTTGTCGCTTATATCTACCAAGTCTTCACCAGCCCACAAAGAAAGTCCAAGTCCGTGCATTGCTATTGCTTTAACTGTACTTCTTTGAATTGTTTTGTTTACATGAAACGAACTTATGCGATCAATAGTTAGTGATTGATTGTTGTTTGCCATAATTGGTAGGTAATCTATATGCTCTAATCCGTTGATCGTTACGCCTACTTTTACATATCCGGTTTTGCCGTCTGTAAAATAGTTTAAACCTGTGTGTTCACTTTCGTAAACTGTTCTAACAGAATTCGGATATTTATCTTTAACTATTGCCCAAGCATAAGCCCAAGATAAATAATCAAACTTTGTTTTCTTTTGCACCTTATCTCGTATGTCAATAGATGCAAGCTCTTTAAATGTTGATTTCATTTTTCCCATTATTAATTAATTTTTCTTTATAATTATTTGCTTCAAGAAATTTTTTTAAAACTTTACCTCGCATATCTTTCAATGCGTTGAAATGTCTTGTGTTATTTCTTATGTTAATTTCAAGTTGAATTTTGTTTGTTATTCTTTGCAGACTATTCTGCAGATTATCAGTCATTACATTGTAAACTCCATACTCAAACCCATGTTCCTCAAACATTTTGTATTGGTCTTCTGTAATTTCTTGATAAAAATCTCCTTTCATTTTGGTGTTAAAGATTCTAAACACTCCATTGCATTTCATAATCTTTATACCTTTATATATATATGAATCGCATTCCTTGTCAGTCAAAGAGGCAACACCATATTGTTTTTGTGCTTGTTCCCAAACCTCTTGTCTAGTCATTTACAATACTATTGATTAGTTGTTTCCAGTCTGGATCCGTATTGATCAATTCTTCTATCTTTGCTTTACCTCTTGTGATCTGACTATCATCTAGCTCTAGTCCGTTTTCTTTACATCTTTCTAATATAAAGTTGCCTCGCATATTTCTTTGCGAACATAAGTAAAACAATAAATCTCGTGCTTCAACATTTTCTCTCTTCCTAGTTTTTGTGAAAATGTCATCTTTAGATATTTCAAGTACATCTTCCACTACTCCAACGTACTCATCAAATATTTTTCTTTTCATTAAATTAAATTTTAGTCAAGCAAAATACAAAAATTTTGCAACATTACAAAATATCAGCCCTAAAACAATCGTAAGAGCAATAACCTTTTTTATCTATTGGCTTTTCACAACACTGACATTTATGTTCATTGTTCCAGCCTCTGTAATCATGTTCTTGATTCACTAACCAATTATCGTAGTCCATAGTTTATACATCATAAATATTATTAATAAAATAAAAGTTCCTATGATAGATATTGCACAACCTATTGTGTCTTTTTGTCTATCAACTTTTCTTTCTGTTTTGATTCGGATCGTTTTAAGATCTCGAATAATTCTTTGCAGTTTGTTTCTGTCTCTTGTATCAACAAAGTCCAGTGTCTGTTGTAATGTCTGTATTATTTTTTTCATAAAGTTTTACTTTTGTGTGTGTTTGATTATAATAATATAAATCAAGTTCTTCGTTGTCATCATACTCTACAACAACAACATCACCGGTGTCGTGATTAAAAGCATAGTCATAAAGTTTTATTTCACCCTCTTCAACTATCCAAAAATCACCAAAGTTATCAATCAGCTTTCTCATCTTCAATTTCATCTTGTATTGTTTCTTCCATATGATCAGCATGAACACACGCTTCATTATATATGTTGATCGATTGTTGTTGTACATAGTCAACGAAATCATTGTACCAATCTAATCGTTGTTTTAAGTTTTTGTTTTCTGTTTGCAATGCCTCAATCATTTGTCTGTATTGTTGCATTAAATCTTCTTTACTTGTCATTGGTCTGTTTTTAAAATTTGTTTTGCATTTTCTTCATTAATTCGTGTGCTTGTTATATCGTACACAAGTGAATAATATTCTCTTCCTTTGTTGCCACAATCGTTGCAATCATAAGGATAATATCCATAATCACCCCTATACACAAAGGTATCATAATTTATATCAAGGCTTTTACACACCGGACATTGACCTTGCGATTTAGTTATATATTCGTTATTTCTTTTTTTCATAGTTGTTGGGTTTTAATATTACTATCATACTTGGTCGCATTGCCCAATTGTCTGCATTGCCTTGCGAATCAATAAATTTTAATCTGCCTTTGATAAATCTTAATTCGCCTTGCCCATAACAATAGTCGTGAAACCATTTTGTGTCTGTGTTTGCAAACACCAGAAACACACACACTTCAGCGTTTCCGTTATTGATTTCTTCATGCGCTTTTTTTAAAAATTCTTTTACTTTTGAATAAGGGGGGTTTACAAAATTACGCTTACCCCAATCACATTCAAGTCCGTTAAACGTTGATTGAAAAGGGCATGGATCAAAATCAAAATTGAATTCAAGATCTAAAGTGTTATATAGTTCCGGTGGCGTTTGCCAATCATCTGTTTTTTTACTTCTAAATAATTTTACTTGTTGTTTATTCATAGTTGTTGAGTTTTAAGACAACCCCTCTTTCGAGGGGCTATCAATTAACAATTAAACTAAACTAAACTTATCATGAAAATCACAATAATATTTTTATACTACCAGCTTGACTGATAATAATATTCTTCATTTTTACTTATATCTTTTAACTGATCAATGGTGCTTTCAATGTCAGTCATATATTCCTCTGCATATTCATAGTTGCCGAAGAAAAATCCCTCTGTTGTAGGTAAAACTTCTTTAGCTAGTTTTTCAAATTTTTCTGAAGCCCCATATTGTTCAAACAATTCTTTTATTCCAATACATATTTTATATAGTTCGGCAAGTTGCTTATAATCTACATAGTATTGAGCGCAATTATCAACATCCTCTTGCACATTTTCAACAAACCATTGATGAATCATATTGGCTTTGCGCCAATACGCCACCTCTA